CTTGCCGCCTCGTGAGAGGCAACAAGCGGGGAGTCTAATTCCTCCCTGCCATAAAGGCTCGTTTCCAGATTTTCGGAAGGGACTCCCGGCCCTTGCTTACTCGATTGTGTCCGCCTTCCGGTACGTGCTGCATGTTGGTGCCGGATTCTTTCCATCCGGCGTAATTCACGGCATGTGCCTTCCGTCCTCGGCACGAACCCGGCATTTTCGTTCATAGCTACAGGTCTACATAAGCAATACCTCGTGCGTCACGCATAATGGGCCTTCGTCGTTCTTTCCTGCTGCAATTCTTGCCGGTTCTACCCGGCTCAGTCCCTAGCATTAGGCAGCTTTTTTAGCACACTACACGGAGCCAAACCGCGTCTGGACATGATCGATCAAGTTTGGCCCACCTATCTGGTGGCTGCCTCGGCGCCAGTTCCGGCTGGCTCTTGTTCGATGGATTCCATTCTACATGGACGCCACAGGAATATTTCCAGCTCTTCTGCTGCGTGGCTGCAACACAACAGGTTGTATATACGACTTTGTTACGGTATCCGTGAAATTAGTCCTTGCGCTTCCGTATTCCGTAACCTATGCTGGCAATAAGTTCTAGCGAACGAGTTGCTTCCAGCAGAAAGAAATGGCCCCGGCCCTACATCACCGCCTCGCTAGATACGACAAAGAAAGCACGAACGGGCCACACGACGCTGGCCTGCGGTTCCAGGTTGATCCCTGGGTCAAGCACCGATGTGAAACACGCGAACTACCGAAACACCACATACATACAGCTTCAGTTGCTGCCTCGTGACAGGGGGCAGCGCCGGGCGCTGTGCCCTACAAGGAGAAATATCATGTCATCCTGGACTCCCCCACCAAACCACTGGAACCCCATCGGGCACTACTACTCGATCATCCCGATGTATGAAGGCGACCTGTACAAGTATCAGGGCATCGCCACCGAAGGCAATATCAGCCATCTGCGCGAAATCTTCCCTGATGGCGTGCTGTCGTCGGCCTACATCGCTGACCGCGTGAAGCGCGGCGAATTCGAGCTGCGCGGTGAGCTGGTCGCAGAGAACATCGTCGATACCGAAGGCGCTTCCAGCCTTCCCGCATACCTCCGATAGCACCAGCCGATGCCCCGCGTGCGAGGCATCCACGGGTCTTATCCCGAATGGAGAGAATCATGAAAGCGATCAGAATCAAGATCGCCGAAGTCGAGCACCACATCATCTTCGCTGTATGGGGGATGCTGCCCGTGGCGGCCAAGGGAGCGGTCTACACCTTCTGGCGAGCACATCGCCGCAATCACTGTTTCAAAAAATAGGAGCCTTATCATGGAAACGACCATCAACAGCCACACCACGAAAGAAGAATTGAACCGTGGCGTGATCTTCCCCTACATGGTGTATGCCTACCAGCAGGGCGACGTGATGAAGCACGGCATCACCAAGCCTAACGGCCAAGTCATCGAAGGCTTCAAGACGCACGAAGCCGCCGAAGCCTTCGCCCTGAGCCTGAAACTCGCAGCAGGCGGCTGACATGAACAGCCACAACGAACTGCTTCCATACGAAGCATTGCCCAGCGGCGAACTGAGCGAAGGGCAACAGCACGTCATCGTCTTGAATGACGTGGTGCAATACGCCGGTCTTGACAGTGATGTGGCCCGGCTGATCTTTAACTCGATCCGCATCCCACTGGTCAGTGTCGGCAACATCACATAAAGCTCCAGCCACAGCGCCCGCCTGGACGCTGTTACGGGCGCTTTTCGCGTCGCTATACACGGCTTAACATCGAACGGCGGACATGATGCCGACCGGGTAAGACTGGACAGATTAACGCCAGCCACTGCACATCCCAAAAGGAGCCGATGGAAGCCTTGTATAGCGACACATCCCGGTAATGGCCAGCATCAGCCATCACAGAATGACGCATCAGCCTTGGGCATCCGCCCCCTTCCAATCCCCACTTTCAAGAGGTAGTTATGCCCCATCCATCTTTCCATGCAACTGTGGCCCGGCTGCGCCACAAAGCGCACGCTGTTGCGCACGTCGTTTGCCATAAAGGCGAGCACTTGTTCCACTCCCTGTACCTGGGGATGGTTTCGGTCGAAGCCCATGGTTACTACCGCTACGCCGCTGGCGCCGCGCTGGTTGTCATCATGCTGGACTTCTTCATGCACCTCGGTGCCCCGGAGGCGTGATGCTGCAAGCATACCTCCGCTCAGTACACTTTAAGCGTGTGCTGATCCTGAAGGCCATCGTGGCAACTGGCCTTACATTGACGCATTTCTTCCCTGAGCATATCGGCCATGTCGCCTTCCTGACCAATATGCTTTGGCTGCTTGCTTTCTAAAGCTCCAGCTACTGCGCAGCGCCTCCCCCACGGTGCTGCGCAGTGTCGGGCGCTTTGCCCTTTACCGGAGAAAACCATGAAGCAATTCATCCCGCAAGTATGTCAGGCAGCCCGTAAAAAAACGGACAGCTTCCTGATGAAAGTCGCCGCCGCTTACGTCATCTTCGTGGCCCTCGTCATGGTCTTCAACGATTCGGACGGCTGACATGGATATCCTCAATGTCGCGGCCCACGGCCTGCTTGCCCCCGATGCTGCACTGGCGCTGACCCGCCTCTGTGTCGGCACGTTCTTCGCCATATCGGGCTTCAATAAACTGTTCAACGTCGGGCGCCATAACTCGCTGACGGCGAACCTGCGCAAGAATCACATCCCGGCGCTGGGCTTCATGCAGTGGTGGGTGCCTGGATGGGAATTCGCATCCGGCTTGCTGCTGGCGCTGGGCTTCTTGTCGGCCTTCAATGCTGGTGTGCTGATGATTATCTGCGTCGTCGCCTGCTGCTGCGAATCGAAGGCTAAGGTGGCGGCCTACCATCCGATCAATCGCGGCGACTGGGTAGCTGATTGGCTCTACCTGCCCGAAGTGCTGTACCTGTTCCTGCTGGCCGTCATCGTCCTGGCTGGCACAGGCCAGTACAGCATCGACGCACTGATCTTCCCGCTTTCCTGACAGCACCAGCGATAGCGCCTTGAGTGGGCGCTATCACGGGGATTGTCCCGATACCCTCCCATGACCCCACCAAGGAGAATTCCAATGGCTACCAAAATTTGCTACATGAACATTTATCGCAGTGGATGGTTTCACCGCGAAGGCAAACCCAATACCTTAGACCGCCACGCTGGCGATCTGTACGACTCACGCGAACAGGCGATGGCAGACATCGACCCGCCGTCGCACTACATTGCCACGGTGCCCGTCCAGTGGGAAGACCCGGAGGACATCGTTGCAAACCCAGCCGACAGCGTGCCGATTGCGCTGTCGGTATCCCGCAAACGCTTCCGTGAAACTGAAGGAGTACCCGCATGATCGAAGACCTCGACCAGTACCGAAACCGGCTCAAGGGTTTCGACTGGTATTTCGCCCACGCTGATGATGACGGTGAATACCGTCGCGGCAAGCGTGAGCAAGAAGCTCTGGCCGAAGCGCGCAAGCGCCTCGATCCCAGTGGCCGCATCTGGAATGAATACTGCCCTGCGCAGTTCCAGATACGCACCTGACAGCGCCAGCAGATGCCTCGCGTGCGGGGCATCTTCGGGGATTGTCCCGGTCAACATAAGGAGAGTAATCATGACATCACACATCCGCTCGCGCACCTTCGACTGGACGGTGACGAAAGCCATCGACGGCTGGAAGCCTAACTGCTGTCCTAACTTCGATCCAGGCTTGGCCCACGTCGTCGCACATGACGTGCTGGAGCACCTGGACGACAGGTCAGCATTCGATGGTGAGCTGCGCGCCTTCGGCGTGACCTTATACGGGCGCTTTTACGGGAACCCGGAAAACATGTACGAAGCCAGCGCCAGCGACTTGGACGTGTTCCTTGCGATGCAAAATTACAAGGTGCCGAAGCCCCCACATGGGCTGGCAAATAAACCGCTTGATGCTGGTGCCGAAAGAATGTTGAGCGCCTTATTGAGCGACACTGAAATAAATGCAGCCAACACTGCGCCGATGCACAAAACCGGCGAACAAAGAACGTTGGTAACTAACGTTGAAAAGTTTCGCAGCGTGAAGGAAGACGTGCGTGGCTGGATTCGCATCGGCTACCGCGTGGCAGCACGTCGATACAAAAAGCTCGGGCATATTGGCCTGGACACGCTCTTCGGCAAGCTTGTCGATGCCGTTATCAAAGATGCGCGCCGGGATTTCCCGAAGCCTGGAGACACGCTGAAGATCGACGTTGATCTGAAGACGTTCAAATTCACGCTGAAGCGCGGCCAACTGTCGCCAGCGGAAATCCTCAAGGCAGAAGCGGCTGCCCGTATTGCCGATCCACGGCACGGCAAGCCACGCACGCATGAGGATGAACTGCAAGACGTTTTGCGCGCTATCTTTGGCAACTAAAGCTCCAGCCACAGCCCATACCCGTGGGCTGTTACGGGCGCTTTGACCCGCAACGAAGGAGAAATATCATGGCAGTCTTAAACTGGAAGGTCAGCAAGGAAGACCGCAAGCTGATTATGGAAATCGCCAAACGCGCAGTTGATCTGTATGGAGCTAATGGCGTCGAGCTGGATCAACTGGATGTCGAAATGGACATCACTGCCGTCCATAATCACGGCAATCCGCTGCGCTTGAAAGAGCTGCTGGAAGCGGATAACTTCAATCTTTCACACGATGTTGGCGGGATCATCCGGCACATCGACCGCGACACGGGAAAGCTGAAAGACTTCTTCGTGCCACGCTTCACAAAACAGGGAGCGCATCATGAGTGACCACAGAAAACCATCCCCCATCGTCACCATCGACTTTGTGCCGCCACCGAAGCACATCGTCATCACGGACGACTGGTACGAACAGCAGCTCAAGCTGCGCGCCGTACACGAAGCCGCGCCGGGCCTGCTGGCCGCGCTGGAGCGCATGCTCAAACTGCATCGCATGATGATGAAGGACGTGAACCTGCGTGACAGCGCACTCCAGGCCGAAACCATCCGCGAAATGAACGAAGCTCCAAGCCAAGCCATCGGCGCCATCAAGCAAGCTGGGGGCAAAACATCATGAGCCACGAAATCAAAAAGCGCGACCTCGCCGCCATGCTGTTACTCGCGGCGAAGCAGGACATCCGCTACTACTTGAACGGCGTGCTCCTGGAAATCGGCAAGACGGAAAGTCGGCTCGTCGCAACGAACGGGCACATCATGGGCGTGCTTCGACTTTCAGGCACTGGTCAATTCATGCCGGGCCAGTACATCATCCCGCGTGACGTGATTGAATTTTTCAAGCCGACAAAGAATGGCTCCCATACCATAATCCTGTCGCACGACGGCCCAGGAAATTTATGGTCGATGCATGACGCCTATACGAGGGTGACGAAGACCTTCAACATGATAGACGCGACGTTCCCCGACTACGCCAAGGTGATGCCGAATAAGCCGGTAAGCAATACGCCTGCGCAGCTTGAAGTGGCATATCTGGAGGCGTTCAAAAAGGCCAACATCATGTTGACCGGACAGCGCAAATTCAACCAGCTCTATATTGGCCATGACAAAGACCGCGCCGTGGTCAATTTCGATGATGGTCGCTTCACGGGCGTCATCATGGGCCTTCGTCCAGATGCGAACGACAAGTACTACAACACGCCAGCGTGGGCATCCCGCCATGCCGACTGAAAGGGCCAGCGTATGCGTCTTCGGGCGCATACACGGGAGCCTTTCCCGATAACCCCACTGAAGGAGCACCATCATGAAAAACCAAACGCAAGAGCTTCAGCAAATGACTGCCACCATCCTGGAACAGCAGGCCAGTGGGGTCGCCTACCAGCGCGGGCTGCACGCCGTCACGACGGTGCGCCTGGGCCAGATTTTCACGGACATCAAGGCCGCCGCCATCGCAGCCGGTTACGCCGCCCACACGCAAGAGCATCACCTGTTCGTGGAAGGCTTCCTGGACGGCTTGCAAGATAACGGCGTGACGATCAGCCTGGACGATGCAGGCGTCATCGTCGGCCTGAGCGTCAATCAAGAATCCCATCCAGTGTGGCAGTAATGAAAACTGATCCACGCGAGGCGTGTGCAAACGCCGAAGAGAAACGCGGCTGGGCCATCCTGCATGATCTGGTCGCCCATCCGCTGCTGATCCTGACCGGCTACTCGATATGGGCGCTGGCCTTCCACGATTACACGTCGCACAAGGCATGGCCGCGCCAGCAGCACAAGGCCAGCAAGGAAACGAAGATGCCGACGATCTACGGCTGGCTGACGGTCAAGGAAGTGGCGCCTGGGGTCTACTCGATCCAGCACGGCTTCGTGGCCCACAAGTTCGTCACCACTGCCGACAGCGCCCTGCACGCGGTACACAAGGCGCTCGAATGGTTCGACGTTCTGGCTGTCGAGGTCGGCGGCATTTTCAAACCGCGTCTTTACGTTTAAGGAGGGATGTTTTGAGACATGAACTTAGTCCGACAACAGACCAGATCAAGGCGGCCAGGAAGGTCGCCGGGCTGACTCAGGAAGAGGCAGCCGATCTGCTTTACCGCAACAGCCTACAGCGCTGGAGCGAGTGGGAGACTGGCCTCACGAGTATGCCGCCAGCCGACTGGGAGCTGTTCCTCATAAAGACGAACCAGCATCCCGACTTCCGCAGATTCCCTTAAACCCGTGCGCGGGCGACACAAAGCACCGTGAAGCTCGCGTACAGCCCCACCCCACCATCCGCAACAACAACGGCGTTGTATTGCCGTCCCGCCAGTAGGTCAAGCTCATGCGTCAGCGAGCAACGAAAAACCCCATTCGATTCATCCAGGTAATCCATCGCCACAGGCCACGTCGCACCATCCACTTCTTCGCCAGTGGTCGCATCCGTCAGCGTGACCATTACCGTGGCATCGTTCAAGAATTCGCCGGTCACGTCGTCCTTCAGCGCCGACACTTCCAGCACGTTGTCGTTGTTGATATATAAAGTTTGAATGTTGCTCATGGATTGGGCCTCACATCGGTTCGCCCCTTGACGGCAGCACGTAAAGAAAATTCCATCGTGGTCGCCTTCCAGGTGCGAGCCTGGAGCGCCACGGCTGGGGATACCCTGATGCTGCACGATAAGGCGCCAGTGCCAACAACCGTCTGGACATCGCCTACGGCGCTGCAAGTTTGCGCCTGATACGTCGCTGCCGCGCCGGATGATGCCACGCTGGCGTTTGCGGAGGTTGTCTGCGCCTGCGCTACCTGGATGGCTGCGGACGCCTCTATGGCCCCTGTAATCGCGTTAGATTGGGCTTGGCTTGTGGCAACTATTGCTGAAGTGCTGATTCCGCCAGTAGCCGCAGCGGTCTGCGCCTGCGATGTCGCTACAGTAGCACTAAAGGATGCGTCGGCTACTGCGGCAACAGATTGCGCCTGCGACGTTGTGACGCCTGCTGCTACGCTGATGGCTGCGGTGGCTTCCGTCGTTTGTGCCTGGGATGTCGTTGCGCTTGCCGACGTGGCGATGTCTGCCGTGGCAGCCGTGCTTTGCGCTTGCGACGTTGAAGTGGCAGCCGATACGCTGATGGCTGCCGAAGCTGCTGCGGTCTGCGCTTGGCTGGTCGATGCTGTTGCGTCAGCGCTGATGGCTGCTGATGCGGCTGCCGTCTGCGCCTGCGATGTCGCACCTGTCGAGGTAACGCCAGAAGCCCCAGCATCACGCTGGGAAACAATCGCTACTTCTGAGATTGAGCCGAAGCCAAGCGCCATGATATGCCCCGGTTGTTATTGCAAGCGATACCACGTCGTATTGGAAGCGACATAGATGAATTCATAGCCTTGCGCGCCGGTCAGGTTCGGGTTGAATGCTGTTGGCGCGTTCGTGATGGACTGGCCTGCATTTGCCGACACGGTAAGCGCCGTGATGATCTGCGTCGAAGTGATGCGGACGCTCTGCCCATCAGTCGCCGTCGCTGGCATCGTGATGGTTCCAGTCGCCAGCGTGCCAGCCGGGTCGAGGATCAGCGTGCGGATGTTGTTGGCGATGGTGATGGAAAAGCCAGTCGTGGGAACCTGCTTCGAGTAAGCCTGATCCGCTGTCGGCGTCAACGTAATGACGCATCCCGATCCGCCAGTGCCAGAAGCGGCGCCGCCTTGCAATTTCACATGGCCGCCCAGGCGGTTGCCACCGCTTGCTGCTGCGCCTTGAAGCTGTAGATGCTGGCCGACTTCATTGCTGGAGTCGCCTGGGCGCAGGATCATGGCGCCGCCTGCGTTCAAGCTGGTGCCGTCGCCGGATTGAATGGTCAGCGCGCCGCCAGCCGCGCCGCCGCTGGAGCCTGACTTTATCGTGATAGCGCCAGCAGTACCTGCCGCGCCGATGATCTGGATGGTGGGCGAGCCGCCCGCGCCGTTCGTAATAACAACGTTGCCAGCGTTGTTGCCGCCCGTGCCAGCGCCGCCCGTGATAGTAACGGTGCCGCCATTCCCGACAGCGCCACCAAGACCAGCGCCGCCTGTGATATTGACTGCGCCGCCAGGGCCGCCGCCATTGGAGCCAAACAGCGCAGGAGGATCGCCGCCAACAATCGCCACGGCGCCGCCTGTTGCAGTATTGACGCCATTCGCTGACGTGGCTTGGCCGCCCTTGATTGTCAAGGTGCGGCCCGTGCTGCCCGTGCCAGCCGCAATGGCGTCGCCCGCCTGGATCGTCAAGTCCTGGCCGTGATGCACACGGAAATTAACCGTCGTGCCCAGGAACGTGACGAGTAGATATTGCAGCCCGCCCTTCAGGCGCTGTCCGATTTCGCCAAACATAATCAGAAGTCCGCGCCGTAGCCAAAGACATCGACTTCTTTGGCAGCGGTAACGGTTGTCAGGGTTTTCACGCTCAGGACGGCGCCATTGGCGACATACAGCACCTTGTTGCCGTTCGCATCGTAGGCCAAGCCCGGCCATTGCGCATTGCGCATGATGTCCACTGCTGGCACGCTGTTGATGAAGCCAGCCGTAATCGGGATCGAAACCGTGGCCAGGATGTAATCGACAGCGCTGACCGTCATAATCAGTTGAAGGTCGCGGGCGGTTGTGTCGGTCGATGTCACGAGGATGGCTTCAACCTTCGTGCCATTGGCGGCGCCAGTGACGAGGGTTTTCTTGCCGGAAGCATCTGCTGGCAAAACCTGCGCCACGAAGTTCTTGACGGTCTGCGGAAAAATTGGAGTAGCGGTAGGCATGATTAAAGACCCCCTGCGAAGGTATATGAAACATAGTCGGCGGCTGGGATGGCGTTGAGCTGGGCGGCTGCCAAGTCAATCCATACCTGCTTCGTGCCAGCGGCGAAGCTGACGGCGGCATTAGCATTACTGGAAGAGAGGATGGTCGTGCGGGCCAGCGTGTTGGCGCCGCTGTACGTGCCGAAGCCGACTTCCCAATCGCCAGTCGGCACGCCGCTGCCATCCACAGCCTGCACGCCATAGTAGAACGTGTCTCCCGTGCTGCATACCGACGAGAAAGCGCGAAAGCCGGTCATGGCCCCGGCCACGGTAAGTGAGCCGGTTCCCGTGGTCGTCGTCGTTTCCTTCACGCGGTCGGCAATCTGGAGGGTCATGGCGCTCTACCTTACAGGCCGGTGCTGGCGTTCAACACGTCATGCGTGAAGGACGAGCACGAGACAACCTGAGTCGCCGTGATGGTCGTGGTCGAAATGACCAAGTTTGCGGACGAGGTGCCGACGTTGCCATCCAGGACAACAGTGGTTCCGTCCGACTTGAATGCGCGGAAGAAGGTAGCCGTGCCGCTCGCATCCGCCGACGAATCGGACGTGATGGCGTTGAACGTCAGCAGGCCGCCAGATGCAGCAGGCGCCGCCGTGGCGTTGAAGCGCAGCTCGGCCAGCAGTGTGTTGCCCGACAGGGCCGTGTCAGCCGTGGCGGGCTGCGTGCCGCTGTAGATGCGCAAGTATCCGCTATTCAGCAGCGTAGCCAGTGCATCTGCCTGTGCGTTGACTGTCGCGTTTGCGAGCTGGGTATTGAGTGCCATAATAGTTACTCCAAGTTAATAAAAAAATCCCTGGCGTGAGTAGCGCCAGGGTAAAGCGCCGGGAGGTGTCAACGCCCCCGACGAAGGAGACTCATTACCGGCCCCGGCCATCGTCCTTCATGCCGAAGCCAAGCTGGCGCAGAATATCGGCCTCGCTCGGCGTGTACGGAATCTGGACTGGTGGCGGTGCCTTCGGTTTCGTTGCCATGATATAGACCTCGTGAGGTTGATGCGGCTTTTCAGCTTGCAGTATAAATCAATACTTGACTTCGCAAAATACTTACTTCAGGCGGCGCTCTTCGATCAGCTCGTACATGTTGCCCATCCGGCGCTTGTAGTCTTCGGACAACGGCTTGTCGATGTTGTGCTCGCGTGACAGGCCGATGCTGCCAGCGGGCGCCGGGACGAAGTAGCTGACAAGCCGCTTGTCCATGCTGCGCTCGATTTCACCTTCTTCGGTCAGCAGCTCCAGGCGCTTGCGGGCCGCGTTCTTCCCCAGGCCGAACTTCAGGCCGATCTGGTTACTGGAAAAGAATGTGCCAATGTTGCGCTTCATGAATGCAAGCACCTCTTCCTTCGATACCTCTTCTTCAGGCGGGAAGTTGTGCAGCAGCGGCGGGATGGGCTTCGTCATTATGTCTCCTTGATCGTGATGCCGTGGATGGTCGCCATCAGGTGCTTCTTCATCAGGTAGGTGCGGGTCTTCATCCCCTTCACGTCTTCGACGACGAGCTGGCCGTGCTCGACGTAGATGAAGTCCGCCTTGTAGCGCATGGCTGGCGTGGCCCGTGCGCTACCTTCCTGCTTGACCTTCGGGGCCAGCTCGAACGTGACTTGCCGGATCAGGTTCGTGATGAAGCCCAGTGCTTCACCTTCCTTCAGGTGCTTCCAGCGCTCGGCCTCGCGCTTGGAGTCGAAGACGCCATCAGCCGTCGCCACCTTGACGTTGTGGTACTTGCTGGCCGCAGGCTTCGATGCCGGTTTTCCGGCTTCGGCTTCAGCCCTGGCGGCTGGCGTATTCAGCTTGCGACCAAGGCGCTTTTCATAGGCGGCCAGCATTTCATCTGTCCATCGGATAGCGTTCGTCATTTCCACTCCTGGAACCACCCTGCATCAATCCTGGCGTCGCCGCCGCTGGACTTAGGCACTGGTGGATCGACTTCAAACATCACGCCACTTTGGCAGTGCGGCGTGATGTATTTTTTGGTGATGTGGTGCAGCGTGATCTTGCCGGAAAACGTGGTGACGACACGCGCCCCCACATCCAGCTTTTTCGAGTGCTCGCTCACGACTGCGTGCCCGTAATAGTGCGCAGCGTTTCCAGCTCCTGCTGGGCTGCGACGAAGCGGCGGCGCAGCGTGTTCGAGTCGTCGCGGCAGGCTTCCAGTTTCTCGGACGTGTTGTCGTTGATCTGCGTGATGCGGGCCAGCTCGTCCTGGGCCTTTACCGTGGCGAAGTGGGCGGCGCTGACTTCCTTCGTCAGCTCGGCATTGGTCTTCATGAGCAAACGCTCGTAGTCGTCGCGCTCGTTGCTATAAGCGATGACTTCGGCGGCCTTGGCTTCGGCGCGGGCAAGCTCGTGCTGCGTGATGACCTGTGCAGCCTTGGCTATTTCCAGATCGTTCTTCAGGCGGCCAATCATGGCATCCAGCATGGTCGTCTGGTCACGCAGCAGCGTGTTTTCTGCCACGGTGCCGGAAGGGTCGGCCATGGTTTGCAGGCCGCACACATACTGGCGGATCAGTTCCGGCAAAGCATTCACGCCCGCTGGCGTCGGCTGCCATTCGGTGAAATCTGGATAGCCTTGATCGACGATGCGCTGCGCTGCCGTCAGCTTGTGCTGAAGATGGTTGTTCTCGCGTTGCAGGATTTCGTAGCGCTGCTGTTCGTTGTCGCGCTCGGCTTCCAGGACGCGGATGCGGGCCGACTGTTCCGCACCAGATTTCGTCGCCATTTCCATGCCGTGTGCGTGGATGGCTTCAACGATTCGTTGATAGCTGTCATGCACTGCCAAGCCATTCGTAAATTTAGCCTGGAAATATTTTTGCAAGCATTCAGGCAGGCCACAGCCGCCGAAGGTTTCTGTAAATGATGTGTCGATGGTCATGATGTGATCCCGTTATTTGATAGAGTTGAGGATGGGTTTCAAGCTGGCCGCCGCTTCATCAGCATTCACGTACTGGAAATCGACAGCCGGGCGGGACTTGCTGTCGATGTAGGATTTCGGCCACGGGATGTCCGTGTCGCGCTGCGCGTGGTACTTGAACGCTTTCTCGCGTGTGAAAACGCGGGCCTTATTCAAGTCGCTCGTGTAGCCGCCGATGATCCCGTGGAACATCATGTCGTTGCCGCAGATGGTGCGGCTGTCTTGCAGGTAATACTCGTCTGGATGGTTCATGGTCGTGTCACCTCGATCTGTTCTGCGAAATTCGCACCTTTACGGCCAAAGGCTTCAAACGCTTGGCAGCCGCCTGCTGGCATGTAGTTCGGCGCATCAAGGCAGTAATTCGCATCCATTTCTATGGACTGATCGCGGCCTTCCATGATGTACCGTGCGCACAAGTTGAAGAAAGCTGGTGGCATCATAAACAACAAGCTGATGGCGTTGTACTTGTAGGTCATGTAAGGCTCCCTGCCGATGGCTGTGGCTTGTCGATCTTCGCCAAGTCCATCCAGGCCAGGAACGTGCGGCGCTCGCAGCAGTGGATCGTGTCGCTGCCGATGGAATACAGGACATAGCTGGCCTTGCCGTTGCGCGTCAGGCCGGTGATGCGCCGATGCGTGTGCTTGCTGTCCTTCTTCGGATAGTAGATCGAGCCTTCGCGCAGGACGATGCTGCTCAGGTCGTTCCGTTTCCGCCGCGCAGTTTTAGCAGCTCCAGGTACGTCCGCTTCCGCTTCAGCTCCTGGTTGACCAGCAACATCAGGTCGTTGACCGCTTCCTTCCCCAGCTCCTTCACCTTCGACTCGTAATGCAGTTGCCGGTGCAGCTTCGGCATCGCCGCCAGATACCGCACTTGGCAGCACTGGTTCTTCATGTGGTGCATGCCGCTGTACGACAGGCACAGGTTGCACGGGTTCGCTACCGTCGTCATCATTCAGCCCCATCAGCCGGTCAATTTCTTCTTTCGGAATGCCAGCGGCTTCGATCTTGTCGAAGACGGTAGCCGGGATGTTTTTCTGGCCGCAGCGCATCATTGAAATGAACGACTTTACGCAGCCCAGCGCCTTGCCGAATTCAATGTCGTTCTTTGCGCCCAGCTTGGACTTTGCTGCTGCGAGTAAATGAATGCGGCTCATGTGGTTTCTTTCGGTTGTTGGTTGACGCCGTAGCCGCGCAGGGAGCACTGCTTGCAAAAGTCGTCCGTGACCAGCGTGTACTGGTTCGTCGAACGATGGCGCTTGCAGTGCCTGCACATTTTTGTCTTGTGGTTCAAATGCCAGTCAGGCGGCGAGCCTGGGAATGGCGTTGCGTGTACTTGCATTTCTGGTTCCTCTGTGGGGTATATAAGTTACCTGATCGAGTCACCATTCTATATGAATTCACTGTTGTTTTTTGGTTCGCTTCTGCGTACAGTTCTGTACGCATCTACTGTAATCGAAGTCTTACTGCTGGCTGGGCGTTGGCGCATACCGGAGTGTTTGATCTAACTCCCCGTCCCAAGGGACGTTTGCGAACCACTGAAGTGCCAATGATTCGCAAACATCAAAACACAGTTTCTCTTTGCCTCAAGTCCAAACCTCACCCGAAGCATTATGGTGAGGTAGCCTGATGAAAGTCGTATATCTAGTCAACCTTCGATCATCCGATGTTTTCACGGCCTATCGCAAAGGAAACCGGATGTCGTCCGGTTTGTGACACGTTTATAGCCGCTGCTTCATCGACAGTTGGGCTGGGCTGGGTTAATGGCCCCGACTTGTTGCGGTAATTCTTGAAACTATTTCTTGAAGATTGGTTTGGCCTGCTTCAATATCGCCTGCCGCACCTTCATCTTCGGCCAGCCTTCCAGTAATGCGTCGCACCAGTCGGTGCCTTTAATGCCAACTGGGTAGGCCAAACCGGCCCCCAGCGCGTCCGCAGCCTTCTTCCCATACTCCAGCCCCGGATTTGTCGCAATGCCCGTGGTGAGCCTGAATTTCTCTGCTGTCGCCACGTCGTTGTCGGCGCACACAACGGTCATCCCGTGTGGCTTGGACTCGGTAGCGACCAACAGCATATTGGCGGCAGTGAAGCACACCACTACGGTGCATAAAGGAATGGCCTGGAAGATGGCTAGGCCGGTGGCGAAGCCCTCGCAGTACACGGTCAGCGTGCTGTCGTGGCGAGCCAGGACAAGCGAGGTTCCCTTCGATATGGCGTCCTCCCAATACAGCTTCGTGCCGTCGCCAGCGATGCGCTGGACGCACAGGAGCGAGCCGTTGCGGTACATGGGCACGACCATCCACTTGCCGTCCACGCGCACGGCATCGCAGCCCTGCACGGTAAGGCCGTGGCTTTCAAGATATGGATGGCCGCCCTGCATGGGCTTGGCCTGGGCATAGTAGTCGCGGGCGGCGTGGACTGCTGCCACCTTGACGCGGCGCTCTTCATCCTTGCGAGCCTGTATTTCTTCCTGGCTGCGCTGCGGCAGCAGTTCTATCTGTTCTGCGGACGCCTTCCATGTCAGCGTTTCCCCGCTGCGTGAAAAGTCGCCATAGTACCCGATGCGCCCATCATAGTTGAGCTTGTAGTACCCGTTTTTTTTCTTTGGATGCTCCACGGTTTTGCACCGATGGAACTTGCCGTCAGGCTCCACGGAATCCACCATGAAGCCATTGGCCTGAAGGACAAATAAGAAGTCGCTCATTTAGCTTTAGCCTTACCTTTAGCAAAACGAATCTGGCTCGCTACTATGCGCTTCCTTATCGCATCGGTCAATGGCTTCCCATCGGTCGCATGGTATGTCGAGCGCGGCCATTCGCCTGTGATGGACTTGTAGATTGCCATCGCATATTTCTCGCCTTCCAGTCCGCGCTTTTCTTTCGCGTATGTGACAACCTGGGGCCAGATTTCGGCGTTCATTTTCTTCGGGTCGCCATTAGCAGCGACCTCTTTTAATTTGCCAGCCTTGTGCTGCACGCCCTTGGTTTTCCGTGGGTACTCGAAGCCGCAGTTGGGGCAGTTCGGCATAGCCATGTGAAGGTGCTTGCACTTCGGGCACTTCATCGAAGTATCTTCCAGGTCTTGCAGTTTTTCCTTGGACTTCGATTTCTTCCCGTCGTCCAGCTCCTGCGCGCCCAGCTCGAAGAATTCCGTCCACTGCTTCCAGAAGCGATGCAGGTTGCCGGAATGGTCGAGCACGATCAGAACTTCCTTGCCGGTTTCCGGCGACACGCGCAGGCCGCGCCCGAAGAACTGGATAACGTCGGCCAGGGACTTGCGGTACGGCTTCGCCATAATCAGCACGCCGATGTCTGGAACGTCGAAGCCCTTGGTGGCAGCCGTTACCGTAATCAGGCCGCGATAGAAGCTGTCGGGCTTGCGGTACTCTTCCACGATTTCCTTGCGGTCTTCGTCTTTGTCCAGGTATGTATAGGTGGCGCACATGACGCCAGCTTCCATGAACTGCCGGTGCAATTCCTTGACGTGATCTACATCGACGGCTTGGCAAATGAACTTCTTCCCCTCGCCGTGCGCAAGGTACTCGGCCACGCAATCGCCCACCACTTCCAGGGCGCGCTTCGATGATTCCTTTTCGTCCCACTCCCCGCCGCTTACCTTCACGCCAGTCATGTCCGGTTCGGACGCGGCGAATATCTTGTAAGGGGAAAGTAGACCTTTGCCTATCAGCTCGTTCGTGGTCGTCACGTTGACGAGCGCATCGAAGTACAAGCCCAGCTCTTTTGTGAATGGTGTAGCGGACAGGCCCAGCGTGATGCGCGTGCGGCCAGCCATGCGTTTCTTCTGCGTGTCGTAAAGCGTATGCGCTTCGTCGAACACATCGACATCAGCTTCAGGCCACTTGCGCCGGGCAAGGGTCTGTGCGCTGCACAGTTGCACGCGCTCCCATGGGCGGAACTTCCAGTGGTCTGCTTGATGGACGCCGAACTTGATCTGGAACTTATCGAATTCTGTTGCCGTCTGGTCGATCAGGTTGATCCTATCGACGACGAAGTTTGCGCGCTTCAGCTTGCGCGCTGTCTCATTGATGACGTAAGAGGCGAGGCGAGTCTTACCTGCGCCGGTAGGGGCGCAGATAAGGATGTTCTTCTTTCCTTCCCTGATATGCTGCCGTATCTCACCGATGCAGCGCTGCTGCCAGTCACGCAAGCCATCCCAAAATTCAGCATCCAATTCTGGCACGGCCTGCGCCACAGCAGCAGCGACTGGTTGCATCGCTGGCGACGACAGCATATCAAGTTGCTCGCTCATTTCGGAACAGCCTTCATGAACTTGACCACGTTGGCGATCTTGGAATCGTCGTCCACTTCCGTGATCTTGCGCAGTTCCGCCAGGATTTTACCGAAGCGGCGCAGGCTCTTGTCCAGCTCTGCATTCTTCGTGATTTCCTGGTTCAAACGGGATTGCAGGCCGTTCGTCATGGCGATCTGCTTTGCCAGTTCGGCGCCGCCGTCGCTGGATTCGAGTGAGGCGCACTTGCGTTCCAGCTCGTCATAACGGGCCTGGAGTTGTTCCAGTTCTTCGATGATGTCGAAGTCGCCCAGCGCATCGTCAGCAGGCTCGATTACTTTTTCTGGCTTCTTAGCCGGGCGCTTATCTTCGACGATGGCCGCAGGCTGCTGGTCGGCTGGCAGCGCCGCGATCTGTGCCGCATTGCTGATCGACACTTCGCCATTCAGCACAGCGGTCTTCAGTTCCTTGGAGCCGTCGCGGGCTACCTTCGTCAAGTTCTGCGCAGTGCCGTGGCTGATGTCGAATGTCTCGGCTACCTCGCGCACGCTGGGCGTACAATTCTGTACGCCATCGCCGCTTACCAGCTCTTCGTGCAGCAGGAACACGGCGGCCTTTTGCTTCGGCGTCAGGCTGCGGCGCAGCATGTTGACGGCGCACACGTAGGCCCAGGCGTCGCGGCCATCAGGCAGTTCTTCCGTGATAGGTTCGATGTTCGCCAGGAAGCAAGCGCGGTAGCGATTCCAGCCGTCGAGAATCTGGCCTTCAGTGGTGACGATGGGCACGACCTGACCATTCGCCGTGATGTCGGCAGCAAGCGCTGCGATTTCCGTGTCGCCCATGTCGAACTGCGCAAACAGCGCGGACAAGGGGTGACGTGTGAATTTAGCTTTCATTGTGCGCCTTAGATGAATGGTAATTCGAGTGCAAGGAATGCGTGGCATTGAGCCAGCAATTCTTCCTGGGTTCCGTACTTCCGCTCGAAGCGGGCCTTGTAAGGGTGGACTGCCACCCGGCCAGCAGGATCAGTGTCGTCCTGCTGATGATGGGGGCCGCACAGCGGAAGCACAAGGCTATGGCAGCCGGGTTTCGTGCGTCCGTCGATGTGGTGGATGCTGACGTGAGGGTTAAAGTTTCCATCCTTCAGGCAGGCCACGCATCCCACTTCCTTGGCGAGCCGATCCCAAAAGGCCACATCCTCTGCGGTCTTTGGGAGCTGCTTCGTTTTCATCTTCTTCGGGCGCTTGTCAGGTTTTAGTGGATTTTTTTCCACGACCTTCCCCTTGAGAAATGCGCCTTGTTTCATGCGCTTCGTGGTCGTGCTGAAGCCAGTCCGTTTCATGTTCAAACTGATGCCTCCTTGCTGGCACGCTTCTTCGTGCCGGTAGGCGTGATGCCGTGCTTCGCAGCAAGGTCGATCAGCCCCATCGCCGTCTTCAGAGTGGGCTGAATAGCGCCGCTCTTTTTACTGGCGATCATTGCGATATTAGGCTGCGAGCATCCTACGGCTTGCGCAATTTGATTCTGCGTAAGGCCGGAATGCATCAAAGCCACCACGATTTTGCTCAGGTCTGTTTTCATGCGTTCAATATAAAGGCGTTGATCCATAGCGTCAACAGACCGCATCTGCTGCACACAATAGAAGCGCTCCCTTGTATTCAAGATTAATCCATTTATAATACGTAGCGTAAATCCACTCAACACGAGGTAATTTTGAAAGATCATCATGAGTTACAGGAAAAGACCGGGCGGTGTACACAGGGCTTCATGGATTGCAAAAGCTCTAGTGGCTTTTGCTCGTGCAAGAAAACGTCGCCATTACAAGTCGGCATTCATCAAGCTGAAAGTTTTGCGAAAAAGGTATTAGTCATTGGGCTGGTTAAGGCTTACCACGAAACAGCCATCCATGATGAATTCGATGACTTGTTCGATCTGCGTACCATGTCGTGCGATGGCAACAAGCATACGATCAGGGCCGCCTGCATCGGTGCGGATTATATCCTGCATATGCGCAGCTTCTCTTCGCATTCAGTGAAAAAGCTGATCGAGATTTCCGGCGACAAAAGCAGGATCATCAATGTCGATGGCAGCGTCAGCAAGGCACGCGAAGCCCTTGCAGCACTGTACGAAAAATTAAGGAGCCAGCATGGCAGCCCAGCAAAATAACCGCCAGCCTCAGACGCCTGAAGCCAAGGCTGCGCAGTGGGAAGTCATCGTCGCTGAAGTCGAGGAAGACTTCAACAAGATTGCCATCATCGATAACCTTGTGCATTTCGAGCGCGAAGGCAAGTTCGCTGTGCAGATTATCAGCGCGTCCGAATACCTGCCAAAGTGCAGCACGGCGTCGATCCGCAATGCAATCACGAACGTGGCGGCTGTCGGCCTGACGTTGAACCCGGCCATGAAGCTGGCCTATCTGGTGCCACGTGATGGCCTGTGCTGCCTGGACATCAGCTACATCGGCCTGAAGAAGCTGGCGACTGACACAGGCAGCGTCCTGGATGCTGCGGCTGAAATCGTGCGGGCCAATGACAAGTTCGAGTACAACGGCCCATACGCGCCGCCCACGCACAAGTTTGACCCGTTCGATAATGACGAACAGCGCGGAGAAATTCGCGGCGTGTACGTTTGGGCCAAACTGCATAACGGGATCGACCGCATCGAAACCCTGGACATGGACGAAATTAAAAAGATCAAGTCGAAGTCGAAAGCCAAGTCAGGCCCGTGGCAGGAATGGTTCGAGGAAATGGTAAAGAAGGCAGCGATGAAGCGAGCCTCAAAAAACTGGCCGCGCACTGAGCGACTGGCCGCCGCCGAAGCCATCTTGAACGAGCACGAAGGCAACGTCGATGCCATCAGTGGAAGCCAGCGTATCAAGCGCGACAACGGCGCTGACATCGCCGGTCAGGTGCAGGCCGCAGCCGCTGAAGAAGCTGGCGCTGGCACGCCGGAAATGAATGCCGTCAAGGCCACGCTGGAAGCCGCAGCGAAGAAGGGTCTGGACGTGTACAAGAAAGCCTGGATGGACATCACCAAGGCGCAGCGGCAAGCCCTGGCTGGCGACCACGAGCGCTGGAAAAAGATCGCCACGGATGCTGATGTCAGCGATGTGGAATTTGCCGACGTACCCTCAACCACAGGACTTCCATAATGAATAGCAATCTGATTATCTCCGCTTTCGCTCAGGGCACGGACGAGTGGAAACAAGACCGCGCCGGGCACGTCACTGGCAGCCGCATCCTGGATGTGATGCAAGTCAGTAAGACCACTGGCAAGCCGTTGCAGGCCCGCGAGAACTACCTGTGGGAACTGGTCACGGAACGCATCAATGGCGTCCCGCTGGACAATGTGAATGCCTACGCTATGCAGTGGGGCAAGGACTGCGAATCCTTCGCACGCACGGCCTATGAAGTCCAGTCGGGCAACACGATCATCGAAGCTGGCTTCATCAAGAACATCCGGCATCCAGGCGTCGGCGTGTCGCTGGACGGCATGATCGACGACCTCGGCGCCTGGGAAAATAAGTCGCCAAAAGATTCGACCATCCACATCCAGACGTGGTTGCAAGGTATGCCGGAAAAGCATGTCTATCAAGTCCAGGCTGGCTTGTGGATTACCGAACGCGAATGGATGGACTTCACATCGTTCGACCCGCGCTGCCCGAACGATGCGCAGCTCTACACGCAGCGCTTGTACCGCGACGAAGCGCTGATCGCAAAGATGGAAGATGCTGTCTCGGTCTTCATCAAGGAAGTGGAAGAAACCGTCGCCGCCACCGTTGCAAAAATCAAGGGGATGTAATGGCACAAGTTCCTATCAGCGGAAGAATACAAAGCGCCGACGATCTTACCGCGCATATCCAGACCGTCGTTTCCGTGTTCCCACCAGAACTGCGCGCCGAAGCATGGTCGGCCATCATCATGGCTGCTACTGTTCAATTTGCGCGCACGGCTGGCCCCGATCAGGCGGCCATCCTGCTTATCGGCGGTCTGCTGTCGCTGACGGATCAGGGCATCACTGGCGACCTGAAGCTGCTACTGGAATCGAACAGCGAAGCGAAATCCCTGATCGAGAAACTGCGCGGCCCACTGAAATAACATGGCTACCTTCAATGACCGGACGATCATGATCCGTTCCCAGGAACAGATTGACCGGGCTATCGAAGCAATTTCATCTGCGCCGATAGACCCGGATAATCCTGTCCGTTTTATTTTGGACAGGCCGTTACCGAAAAAGAGCCGCGATCAAGAGCAAAAATATCATGCGATGATTGGCGACATTGCGCGGCAATACGATCATTGCGGGAAGCGCTGGGACACGGACGACATGAAGCGCATCCTGATTGACCAGTTCAAGCGCGACACTTGCAAAGACCCTGACATCGCGCCGCTGTGGGCCAGTATGGGTAGCATCGAAATGGCCCCAGCGTTTGATGGCACTGGCGTCGTCATGCTCGGCGTGCAGTCTCGCAAGTTCTCGCTGAAGCTGGCATCTGTCTTTGTCGAATGGCTCTATGCGCTCGGCACTGAGCTGAATATAAAGTGGTCTGAAAAATGAAAAAGACAGACATCGCTGGCGTCAAGTTCAATAAGCTGACAGCCGTTTCTGAAGCTTACCGTCAAAGCGGGAAGTGGATGTGGAATTGCGTATGTGAATGCGGCCATAGCACAGTCGCTCGCATAGATCATCTTCGGTCTGGACGCACAGCTTCATGTGGCTGTCTTATGGTTGAAATTAATAAGAAAAAAATGACCACTCACGGCATGGCTGGTACTCGCGTCTACAGGATATATAGGAACATGCTTAATCGCTGCTACTACGAAAAGCATCCTGAGTTTAAATATTGGGGCGGTCGCGGAATTGCTGTGTGCGACCGATGGAGGGAATGCTTTGAAAATTTTCTCGCTGATATGGGGATTCCCGATGGCGATTTAAGTATCGACAGAATCGACTGTAATGGAAATTACGCACCAGAAAATTGTCGATGGGCCACAGCAAAAGAGCAAGCGAACAACAGACGCCCAGCTTGGCTGGGGAATAAAAAACACAAGGAGCAATGATGGTAGCCAAGAAAAAAGTAGCGGCGGAAGCGCCGGTCGAAGTCGCCAGCGAAGTGGTCGATGCGCCGGTCAGCGCCGTGGCAGCCTATGTCCCGTTCTATGCGGAACTGGCTGGCCTGGAAAAAGACAATGCTGCCGTCGTGTTCGACTACGAAAGCAAGGCTGGCAACAAGGACGCCCGCAGCCATATCTACAAGCTGCGCAAGACCAAGGCCGCTCTGGAAGCCGCACGCACGGCGGCCAAAGAAAAGTCGCGCCTGGAAGGTATCGCCATCGACACTGAAGCCAAGGGCATCAAGGCCCGCGTCGAAGCCATGATCGACGTGCATCAGAAACCGCTGGATGAAATCGAAGCGCGTGAAGCCGCAGCCGTGGCCGCGCTCGAAGCGAAGATCAATGCCGTCGTCACGTTCGGCCAGGAAGCCACGACGACGGAAGACCTGAAGTACGCTATTGATTCCCTGTTCGCGCTGGAAATCGACGACAGCTTCGGTGACAAGAAGGCCACGGCGAAGCAGGCCAAGGCGCAGCGCCTGTCCGAACTTGGCGAGCTGCACAAGACAGCATTCCAGCATGAAGCGGAACAGCGCGAGCTGGCAGAAAACCGCCAGAAGATCGCTGACCTGGAACGCGCCGCCCGTGAAAAGGACATCGCTGACAAGGCCGCAGCAGCAGCCACCAAGGCGGCGGAAGACCGCGCCCGCGCCGACAAGGACGCCGCTGACCGTCAAGTGGCTGAAGCGAACCTGAAGGCAGAAAACGCCAAGCGCGCAGCAGAAGATGCGCAGCGCAATGCTGAAGCGAACCAGCAGGCCGCCGTCGAAGCGGAGCGTGCCCGCGCACAGTCCGAAGCGGACGCGGCAGCCAGCGCCAGCAAGGCCCGCAGCGAAGACGAACAGCATCGCGCCAAGTTCAACCGCGAAGCCCTGGATGCGCTGCTGGAAGCTGGTGTTGACGAAGCCGTGGCGAAGCGCTGCGTCAGCCTGATCGTGAAGGGCTTGATCCCTCACATCACGATGACTTATTAAAATAAACCTTGTAATCCAGTATAAGTGTCCTAATATACTGGGCAAGGAGGGGAGCCACATGGATGCCAATACGACACAGAAGAACGACGCATACGCCGAATTCAACCGGCTGCGCGACGACCGCTTCCAGAAGTATTCCGAAAGACAGGCGTTCCACATGGCCCTCGATTTCTACTTGAATGCCATCCAGTACAAACCGGCCCTGCCGGTAAAGGAGAAATGATGTGTAGCTGTGACCACGACTGGGATGAAATGCCAGCCTTCTGCACCCAGGCTCGGCACACGGCGCGCAAGGTGCATCGCTGCGACGAGTGCAACTGCGATTGCATCCGGCCCGGCGACCAGTACCGCTCAGTATCCGGCCTGTGGGATGGCCAGTTTAAGGTCTACAAAACCTGCCCAGCCTGCCTGGATATGGAGGAATACGTTAAATCCATGGGCGAATGCTTCTGCCCTACCCTTGGCGACCTGTACTCCATGGCCTGCGAAGAAATTAATGAAGCGCGATGCGTACCTGGAGCCGCCTTCGGCTTCGGTCGCCTTGTGGTGGCACGTCAGCGCCGCCGTCGTTTTTTCAAGATTCAAGATGCACCAATCACAACGAGGAAATCATGAGTAACTTACGCCCACACCAGCAAGAGTCCATCGACCGCATCGAGCTGGCACAAAAAAATATGAAGCTCCTTCACGACCATAATCAGGACAATGCTGCCATCGATCAGGCTGCTGTCGCCATGAAGGGCAAGATGGCCGCCTGCCGCGTCAAGGGCCGGTCGGGCTGGAACGACCCGCTCCTGTGCAGCGCGCAGACCCTGCGCAACATGCTGCGCGACCATGTGGAAAAGGGCGACCCAGTTGATGTGCTCAACCTCGCCATGATGCTGTTCAATCGCGGCGCCTCGACCAAGGCCGATCTGATCCCGCTGGATGTCACCGTCCTGCGCGACACGCGGGACGGTAGCTGGGCCAATCCAGGCATCCCGGATATAGGCGAAGGCGATTGGGACGCCTGGAAAGCCTGGACGCGGGATCAAGGTCTGGAGCTGCACGTTGAGCACCTGGAAGACGAGCCTGACGACAATCAGGCGAAGATCAATTATTTCGAGTGCGAAAGCGCCGACTACAGCGGCTGGCAGGCCGAGGCGCCGCCCGCCGACAAGTACGGCAAGTGGCACACGTTCTCGATCCACGACACGGAAGACGGCCCGTGCTGGGTATTCGCCCGCCGTCACACCGTACCGGAGCGCTAACCATGTATGCACTTATTTTCCTCGTGTTCGTCCAGGGCGCGCAAAGCCTGACCCCAGTTCTCACGCGGTTCGAGCTTGAGCCGGGCGCCCTGGGCCAGCCTTTCAAAACCCTGGACGCCTGCCGCAAGGCTGGCTCCCTCCTTGTCGGCCCTGTGTTCCAGGAAACCGACCCTGCCGTGCAGTATGTATGGCGCGATTTTGTCTGCAAAAAGGTGACGTAAATGGCTGGCTACAATTTCACTACCCCCACCGCCATCGCACGGATCATGCGTATCGAAGAGCTTATCGGCATGGGCTTCGTTACGGCATCCTCGATTGGCGAAAAGATGAACATGCCAAAAGGAACCTACGGTCATTACCTGACCTTCATGAAACAGAACGGCTTGATCCACATCAGCGGCTATAACCCTGGCAATCGTCGCGGCGGCTACATCGCCATGTACAGCCTTGGCGCCCAGCCGACTGAAGAAGAGCTGCTGTTCGGTCGTGACGATTACGACCACGAGCTGCGAATTTTTACGAAGGACTGGCAGGACGGCACGGCGCATCGTGACCCGCTCGACGCCGCGTTCTTCGGGCCGGTAACGCAAGACAGCGCTGGGCTGAATCCCAGCAACACTATCAAGGAAGAAGAAAATGGCATCGAGCACTACGACATCAACCAACATCGGGACTTCTGCCGCACCATTGCCACTGTCGGAACTGGATTCCCGGTTCCAGCGACTCGGCTCGGCGGTGGACTTCCTGCATGGGCACTTGAAAGAACTGGCAACACGGCTTCAGCCGGTTCTGCGTCAGCAGTCTGAATTGGCGGCCAGCACGTCCAGCGAATTGGCGGTCGTCGGCCCTGACGCTTCGTTGTACGCGGGCCAGTTGGTCGGCCTGGAAAACTACGTGTCGGGCCTGGATCATTCGATCCTGGACTTGCTGGATCGTTTGGCAGTGTAACTGGCCGGGCCGGGTTCGCCCGGCCTATGGAGAGCGGTATGAAACCGAAGGACGCTGGAATCCGCAAGGCGTATGAAGTGCTGAAGGAGGCGCGGGCCGGTGTAGCACAGGCACAGTACCGCGCCATACGCTACTGCAAGCATAAGGAAATCGGCCAGTGCAAGCCGAAGCTGTCGGACTATGGAGCATCAGACCCTGACGAGCGCGTTTGCTTGCGCTGCGGTCTGCGGGAAGTTGGATGGGGTATCGGATATATCGTGTTGAAAAGCGAGCACCCGGCATCCCTATCAAGGACTGATGCGCAAAGCATTTCCACCGTCACGCTGTACGAGCCTGACAAGTCATTGATAAACCGCGAGGAATCCAGCTTGTATGATGTCGTGCGCGCCAAACTGGACTTGCCTGTGCTGAAGCAAACAGCGGCCCGGCGCGCAGCGAAGAAGAAAGCCCTGGAAGCTACCTGGGCCAAGCATCGACAGTAGCGTTATGCCGGATTGCGCAGTCCGCGTAATTCGGCAGCACCTTATCCTGTACCCAGGCTTGCCATGCATCGTAATCATCCGATGCTGGCAGGCCATTTTTATGGCAAGGCTCGGCAAGCTTGCTATCGAGTTGTGGCGGCGTCCACTGCGGCGGCTGCTTCGGTAAGTGCTCGCACCCTGACAGGATCAGGACGGCAGCCAGCAGGAAGAGGTGGCGGTTTCGCATTTTTCATATCCTTCCGAATGGCATCGAGCTTGTCGTTGACGCCGTTGATGGTGGCGGCGGACTTCACGGCAGCCTCGTTGACCTTCTTGCTGTCGTCAGCCAGCTTCTTCAATGCCAGCTCTGTGGCGTCTGCGCGGCCCGTGGCGGCCTCCAATTTGATTTTGGCTATGTCGGTGCCAAGCCGCCATCCGTTCGTCGCCCAGCCTGCGCTGAAGCAGCCAGCGAGGACGATGCCGACGACAACTACCTTGACCCAGCCCAGTCCGAAGAAATCCGCGATCTTGTTCATGCCAGCACCTTCATCGCCACAGAGTAAAAGGCCAGTCGTTCGGCCAAGCCATTCACGCCACCGTTGACGCGCCGCGTCACGCGCTCCTGGTTGCCGGTGTCTGCCAGGGCGTTGAGGTTGTTGCGCTTCCAGAACAGCCCGGCAGCACGAGCTGCGTTGAGCGGCTGCTCCAGCAGCTCAGGATGGTTGATGCAGTCCAGGTGCAGCGCGGCGGCAGCCTGGGCGTAGTTGCTGCGGCCAGTGGTCTGCAACAGGCCGCGACCCTTGAACCGCACGCCGTCGCCCGGCTGCGTGTTGCCCAGGTCTTTGCGACCCTCGTATGCCTTGCCGCTCGCCAGCTCCCGAACCCAGCGCAGTTGGCCCGACTCGTGGGCGATCTGCGACAGGAAGGATGCTTGGCGCGCTGGCGTGCTGATGTCGAATTCAGCCATGGCTGCATTGAGCGGCCCCAGGAACAGGTCGGCTTTGCCGTAGGCCAGCGGCATGATGGCCTTGAGCTGTTTAAGGCTGACCGGATTCATCGTGCAGGCTCGCTTGTTTGATGGCGCGCAGGACTGGCGCAGCCAATGCGCAGACCAGCGACATGACCATGAAGGTGCGGTCAGGCACAATGCCCTTGACGAACGGCAGCACGTCCGTCATCTGCGACAGCAAGTCCAGCAGCGCGAAGAGCGCGGCGAAGATGCTGGCGCGCACGCTCCAGAATTTCATCAGCTTGCTTTTGTCGTCGATCAGTTCCATGACAGCTCCTATTTAATCGGCCATTCGCCGTGCTTCAGTTTCTGATATGCGGCATAGCCAGCGCCGATCATGGCGACGACCTTGCCCAGCTTGCCGATGAATTCGATTACCTTCATCCCGCCCTTCATCAGCTTAAACACTTCCAGCATTTCGCTGGAGTTGTCGCGGGTTTCCTTCGTCATGGCGCTGTTCTCTGCCACGCCAAGTTTTAGCTGGGCCAGTTCTTCGGTGCAAATGTCGCTCTGCTTTTGCAGCACCTCGATCAGCTCCTGCTGGTTCGCCAGCGCGACGGTCATGCTTTCGCGCCATTCTGCCGTCGTGAGTTCCGTTTCGTCGCCGTAATTGTCCACGCTTAATCCCCTGTATCAAGGCCATTTAAAGTGGCCCATGATACGGGGCCGCGTCACTTCATTACTCTTTCAGCAATCTTATTTCGCATAGCGCTAAGGCGATCCACTTCAACCCGTTTCTGCTTGGCATCCATTTTACTGGATGCTTGTACTTGTTGAATTCGTAAATTGATTTTATTGATACTCGTGGTTGCCATATTGAAACGCGGCGATTGCTTAATCAGCTCCTTGTCTTCCTCGAAAATCTCGCGGGCCTTCTCGATATTGCCGAGTTTTTTATAGTGCTGCATGTCAGCCGTTGCTTCGCGCACCTTGACAGCTTGGCGATAAAACTCTTCGACATAGCGGCTTTGGTTCGATGGCAATTCCTTTACCCAGTCGCCCACGAAGAAGGCGTCGTCGATCTTCCGTTCAGCCTTTTCAGGCATGCCCATTACTGGGCGCATCACTGGGTCGGCAGCCATGGCGATGTGCGAACCAAGCCAGCCGAAGTATCCGCTGATGATGTAGTCGATCTGGACTGGCGACAGGACGCCTGCCTTGCCAAGCATCACGGCCATGCCGGTCGTGCTGCCGCCGATGCGCTCGGACTTAGACAGCTTTTCCATGCCAGGGGTTTCAATGGCGCGCAGGCGGAACGGGTCTTTGTTGGCGTACAGGTCGAGTGCTGGCTTGACGAGCTGCGGAACAGGATTCATCGACAGGTTATCCATGACGATGTGATACAGCCGCTTGGCGAAACGGTCGCGGCTCTTTTCGTCCATGCCTTCCAGGATCATGTCAAGGCCACGCTCTGCAATGGATGCCATGGCGCCAATCTCGAATGGCTTTGGAATGCGAATGGCTTTGCCGCCGACTTTGAACCACCAGAAGCTGTCACGATCCCATTCCTCGCGGCGCTTCCAGTCCTCGTCGTCGCGGCTCGCCAGCATCAGCGCAATCGTGGCGATGGACGTGGCGCCCAGCACCGTGGCGAAGCGGCGTGGGTTTTCCTTGGCTGCGCGGCCCAGCTTATACAGACCCTGCATGCGGGCATTCATGAACGGTACGGTTTGCGTCAACAGGCGGACGGCAGGCCATGCACCTTGCAGGCCGAAGTCCATGCTGTCCCGCGTGTTGTAGCTGGCTTCCAGATGGCTTGCTCCAGCGGCCATCATCTGCGAGTAGATCGCGGCCCGCGTGATTGTCTCGCCACGGTCGCCCAGTTCCATCCAGGCGTCGTATGCTTTGTTCGCCACGCCGCGCAGCTTCGTCGTCGAGTCCACGATGCTGCCAGATGGGAGCTTCTTCACCAGATTCTTCAGGTGCTGTGCGCGGTTGTCCTCGTAGGCAGCGCCCATGCGGAACAGGCCGCCGCCAGCCAGCATCTGCGCATACAGTGGATTGTCCTTCGACGAATACTTGATGCCGGTGGCAAGGTTCTTCGCCACGTTGAGCGACATCGGGTTCGCGGCCACGGCTTGCAATTGGTCGCGGATGATGTTGCGGATTTTGTAGGTCGGGCCGAACGTCACGCCGAACGACAGCATCCGCTTCGCCTTGGTGGCGATGTCGATGATGGTGCCCTTCATGCCGCTGAAGGCGAGCGAAGAAATCGCATCGGTGATGAATGGATCGTCAACGACGTAGTGCATTTCCTTGCCATTCTTCAGGACGAAGACGGAACCCTTCGTGGACGACGTGACATTGTGGGCCACGCCCAGTTTCTGTGCCGCGTCCAGGGTCGTCGTGGCCGCCTGATTCTTGAGCGATGCCGACAACAGATGCGCCCAGTTCATGACCGTGTTCTGCATCAGGTCATTCAAGTTTTCCTTGCCGCCCTTCAGCTTCTTGAAGGCGTACTGGTTCGTCAGGCCAGCCAGATTGCGCGGGCCGACAGCCTTGCCGTCATCTTCCAGGACGCGGTAGAACGGCACATAGAAATCCTTCTCCCACTTGTGGCGCTCGTTGCCGTCGATCAAGCCCGACTTCTCTGCGATGTCCAGGATGGATTTCGAGAAACCGTTCAAGTCCTTCAGCACCTCGGCGTACAGGGCTGTACGGTTTTTGCCGTCAGCATTCACGCCCTGGTTCAAGTTCTTCAGCGCGCTGATGTCGGTATCGGTGAAGAGGTTTTCTTTGCCGTTCGCCTTCAGCTCGGCGGCGCGGTTGCCTGCTACCCAGGAAAAGAAGCGCTCCTGCTCTACGCCCAGCTTTTTCATGGAGTCGATGAAGCCGCCCGTATTGCTGACCGTGATGGCGCCATCGGCGTCCAGGCCCAGCTTGCCATACATCAGCATGGCTTCCAGGCCGCCATCGGATGCCTTCGACAGCCGGGCCTGCATGTACGCCTTCATGTCCAGCGCCTTGATGGGCGCGAACTGATCGACCATGCCCTGCACCATCTTCTTGCCAAGGTCTTGCTTCAGCTCGTTGAAGCGTTCTGCCAGGGTTTTTTCAGGAACCCACAAGCCCACCTTCTTCGCAATCTCAGGCGTCATGCCTGGGACTTGATTGATCCAGTCGGGCGGCGTGCGCGAGAACTGCGGCTTCTCATTGGTCGCCGTCCACTCAGGCATCAGGCCGACTTTCTGTGGAGCGTACTGCGTGTCGGCGCCGTTTGCCGTCTTGTTGAATTCAGCGAACGGGCCGAAATTTACCCATGAGTTCTGGCCGCGAGTCTCGGTCGTCATGGCTGGGCGGGCAAGGTCGGAGTACATGGAAGCGTGCTGCTGCCATGCGTTCTCTTCGCCCTCGGCGCGGAAGCCGACGCCCTCCTTGATGTGGCCGAAGTAATCGTGGACGATGCGGAAAACATCGTTCGCTACAAGCTGGTGCTTGCCGATCTTTTCGTCCACTGGCGCCAGCAGTGGATTGCCGGTGATGTCCACGCCTGCGGACTCGGTGCCGCCAAATCCCGACGTAGTTGGGTAGACCCACAAGTGGTTGTTGTTGACGACATCCATAATGGCTTTGCGCGGATTGCCGTATGGGTCGGCGCCGGTAATCAGCTCGATCTTCAGGCCGGTCTTCTTGATTTCCTGGTACTGGGCCAGCGTTTCTTTAATCATGGCGGCATACGACGCCTTGACCTTCGGATCGCTCGGGTCGTGCTTCATGTCCTCAAATTCTGCGGCGATGCCACGGGCACGCTGCGGATCGACCTTCACGTAGTCGCGCTGCACAGGCGCAGTGATGCCTGCCGCTTTGCGGTAGCGTTCCGCCGCTTCCTTGGCCGGTGCGAACGGGCCGAAGGTTACGGCTTTGCCATCGACGATGACGGAGGTGGGGAGTCCACGGAGCGGGATAGCGCGATTATCTTTCCCTGGTGCTGCATCCAGTAATTCAGACTTTCCTGAAACTCCTGCTGGCTCTTGAACTTTTCGCGCAAGGGTTTGCTGTCCTCCAGCTTTTTGATCCGATCCTGTTCCATTTTCTTTGCCTTTATAAACGCCCTTGTCGCGGTTGCTGTTGTACTCGCCCCAGGCTTTTGCGATGGCTTCCTGCACGGCAGCGCGGTCGCTTACCATGCGGTCGATGTCGAAGTGCGAACCGGCTGCCACGCGGATGGCCTTGGTCAGCATCTGCATGACCTTGTATGCCACCTTGCGGAACAGGCTTTCGTCGTGCTCGGCCATCTTGCGCCAGAAGTTCGGATCGACCGCCACGGCGCCGCCGATGTCTGCCATGGTTTCATTGAAACCTTGCTCAAGGCCGATCTGGTTTTCCGCTGGAGCGCGGGAGTTCTCGTAGTCGATGCGGCTTTGAACAAGGCCCGGCTTCATGTATTGCACGACGAAATCTTCCAGCTTTGACGCCAGCTTCTTATCAGTCATTTGCAGGATGTGCGATACCTCGTGGAATGTGATGGGGATCAGCGGGGATTTCTCGCCGGTCGCCACGTACACGTCGCCCTTGTATGCGACGCCATGGAAAACATCGTTGTCGGTCACGTAGGTCAGGCGCGTGCCGAATGCCTTGTCGGCCACGGCCTGCACGATGCGCTGCTCAGGCGTGACATTGCGCACCACGCTGATCTTGACGCCCTCGCTTTCCATGGCCTTATTCAATTCATTGATGCGCTTGTCGTCAGCGACGCGGGACAGTGCGGTTTCCGGCGCCACCTTCGGGGCCAGCGAAAATCCGCCCTTCGGATTCGGCACGGCCTCGACATCCAGCTTGTTCGTGGCGGCGAAGGTCTGCGCTGCGGCCTGATCGGAAAACGTGCCGGTCGCCTGCACGGCCAGTTCCTTCGGCACGACATTGGCGGCCTGGGCCTGGGCCACGGCGGGCGATGCTGGTGCTGCTTCCTGCGCTGGCGCTGTTGTCTGGTTCGCGGAGAATGGCTGTGTGGTTTCGCCGGTCTTCAGCCAATCCTTCAGGCCATCGACCGTCGTTTCGCTGATGTTCTCGCCGCCCTGCCAGCCTTGCTGGTAGTTGTCGTAATAGGCAGCCTTCGCTTCGTCCAGCGTGTTGAAGCCCAGCATGACCTTGTGCTCGTCGAACTTGCCATCGGCGCTGGTCTGATCCACGACGAAAGCCTTGGGGCTGTCCACGGATGGGCCGACGAAGGTATCGACGCCAGCGGCATCGGCTCCCTTGGTGCCCTTGATGTAGCCGTAGTGCTCAGTCATCAGGGTATTCCATGGGGTCTTATCTTCGGCCACGCCGCTGCGCACCGAACCCTGTGGATTTTCCACCTTGACGGTCAAGCCCTGGAAGTCTGCCTCGCCCAGCTTGGCATTGTTCGCGGTCTGCTGGGCTGGCGTGGACAGGCGGCGCTCGTTGAGCGGGGAGTTCGCGGCGTCGTGCGCTGACAGATCAAAGCCGGTCGCCATGCGCAGGCTTGCAGGATCGGCTGGATTGACCTTGCTCGCACCGATGTTCGTGGCCTCGACGATGGTGCCGTCAGGGCGAGCCACTTGTACGGGCGCGGCGGCAGCCGCTGCTTCCAGCGGAGCGGCAGCGGCCTCGGCGCCAGCGACAGGTGCTTGCGGCGCGAGGCGCGAGGCGGCTTCAATCGGGCCAGCGGGCGGCGCCAATGGAGCGGCTTCTACATTACCGGCGAGGTCGGCACGTCCAGCGTCAGCAGGATCGCCAGATACTCGATCTGGCTGTTGCGCGGTTCCGGCAGTTGATCCTTCGACCACAGGCTGATTTCGTCCGGCGTCGCCAGTCCCGCGTCCACCAGCTCCAGCATCTGCAATGATGTTAGCGGGTTGTACAGCGGAATCCATGACAGCGTTCGCTGCACCAGATGGTTTTCCATCACCTGTTCCATCGCTTCGTCCTGGTTTTCCATTTTCCACCTCGACTGGTGTAACGGTGAAGGAGCCGCCGACAGTCGGATGTGGCGTGACTTCAAACGGCGTGCCGGTTTCCGTGGTCATGCGGTTTGCGCGAGCCTGTGCCGCTTCCATCGTCTTGATGGGTACGGATGCTCCAGGCTGTTCTGGTGCTGCCTTGTTGGCCGCGCCAGTGATAGGGCCAGGGATGTTCGCGCCGCCGCCCATCAGGCCGCCAGCCAGCGCGCCCTGTGCAGCAGCATTGGCCGCGCCCTGGTTCCATTGCTGGCCGGTGGCGAGGTTCTGCGCCACTTGTTCCTGGTATGACTGTGGCGCCTCTTCCAGCAAGCCTTCGCTTACAGCGCCTTGCGCGACGCGGCGAGCCAGCCCGGCGCGGCCTGCTTGACCGGCGCCGCCAGCCAGCATGGTATCCAGGTCGGCAATACCCAGCTTCTGCGCGATCTTGCCGCCAACAAGGTTGATGGCGCCAGTGGCGGCGCCGGATGCGGCAGCCAGCCCGGCTTGCTCAGGCGTCAGCAGACCATTCGCCGTGGACTGGCGAACCTGCTCTGCCGTCTGACCAGCAGATACAGCGCCCTCACCAATGGCGCCAGCGAGAACTGGACTCATGGCTGAAGCGCCACGGGCGACGCGGCCAATGGCGCCGCCTGCCACCATGGACGGCAGGGATTCAACCGCGCTACCGACGATAGTGGAAGGATTCTGTGCAGCGGCAACGACGGTCGGCACAAAGCCTTCAGCCGTGTTGACCTTTTCCTGCGCGGCCTTGTACTCTGGCGAGTAGTAATCCGCGATGATGTTTTTTGTTTCCTTGGTCTTGATGCCAGCCTGTTCGGCCAGCTTACCGACAGCGCCACCAGAAGGAATGTCGGCCAAGCCGATCAGCGCTTCAGGGGCGCCGACAATACCGCGTGCCAGTGACAGGCCGACATCCGAAGCCATGCGCTTGATGGGCGACGGCGGGGCCGGTACAGCAGAAGCGAAGTCGCCCAGGTCGTTCTGCTTCTGCGGAACGGTGGACGCGAATGCGCCCAGGTCTTTATCGTTTTCCATGTCCAGCCCTTATTTGATTGGCGGATAGCCGTAGCCTGTAAGGATACCATTGACGGCATCTTTGTTGGCTCCAGCCTTCACGGCATTCTGAGCTTGCTGCGTGGCAACATCAAGGGATGGCTTCGCCTGGGTAGGCGCAGTGATTGGCGTGCCGTCTGGACGATACGCACGGCGGATAACCTTGGCGTTGCCGAATTCATCCGTGATCGTGTCGTCCGAGTAGATGACGTTGTTCTTCAGCTCGTCGCGGCGGGCGGCGATGTTCGCATCCGTGTTGTAGCGCGATGCACTAGCGCCGATGCCAGCCACGCCCATGCGGCCTGCATTCTCGGCGGCGATTTCCGCCAGCTTGGATTGCATCTTCACCTGATCCGGGTTAGCAGAATTGACGGCAGCCTGTGCCTCGGCGCTTTGATATGCGTCGGTCTTGCCAGCTTCGTATGCAGCCAGTGGGATTTCACGCATCGGGCCGCCGTTGACGCCAGGGATGGCGACGGTTTGTTCCAGGCCACGGATGACCTGGACGGTGCCATCTTCGCCCGGCTGTGCTGGCGCTGCTGCTTGAGCAATGCGGGAACGGCCAGCAGGCCGCGCTGCTGGGGCCGCCGCTGCACGAATGCGAGCGCCCGGCTGGGTAGGTGCCTGCGCAGATTGCGGCGCCGTGGCGGGCGTTGTAGCGGCTGCGGCTGCTGGCTGCGGGTTCATGGCGCTTTGCGAGCCAAGCAGGCCGATACGGGATTGCGCATCATTGGTCAGGCGTGCTGGCTGATATGCCTCGCCAGCGGCAGCGGCATTGCGATCCTGCACTTGCTGCACAGGGGATTTATCGCCAAGGCCCAGCATCGAGCGCAGCTTATTCACGGCCATGTCGCCAGCGATGTAGCCGCCGATGCCGCCGATGACGCCGCCAACAGGGGCTGCCACTGGGGCAATCGGGCCAGCCATTGCGCCCAGGCCAGCGCCAAGCGAGGCGCCACCAGCGGCAGCGCCCCAGCGCGATGCGCCTTCGACTGCTTGCTGCGCCACCTGGGATTTCGTCGTGTTCGGATCGACCGCCACCTGGAGCACGCGCCCACCTTCCATCACTGGAGCAATGAACGGGGCCGCCTTCGATGCAAGGCCGCCAATACTGGACGCGGCGCCAGTCGTCATCCGGCCCAGCGTGCTGCCAGCTTTTTGCGCTGCTGCTTGGATTGGCGATGGTGCTGCTGCTGGCGCTGCTGGTGCTGCCGCAGCAGCGATTGGCGATGCGCCACCACGCACAGGGTTCTGCGTCAAGCCGCGCTCTTGCTGGAACTGGGCAGCTTCTGCCGACAGCAGGCCGCCTTGCACGTTCGGATTCGAGTATGGGACGCTGCCGATACGCTGTTCGTATGGGCGGCTGATGTCCACATTGCGCGGCTGGACGACGGCAGCCGGTGGATTTACCGGCGCGTTGACATAGCGCTTGGATTCCTTGGCGATTTCGTCGATTTCGTTTGCCATGATGTCTTATCCCTTGTGACGATAAACGGTGCTATTCGTAAGGCGTCGGCTGCTGCCTACGCTTGTTGAAGCCGCATTACGGGCGCTGAGTGAAGTCTCATTCGACGAAGAGTTCGATTCAGAATTCGATACCGATTGCTCGAAAGAGTCAGACTGGCTCTGGTTATGCGACATCGATTGCGAGTTAGAAATTGATGCGCTTGCACTATTTGCCGTGCCCGTTGTCGAGCTGCTGCTCGTGCTCGTGCTGCTGCTGCTGCTGAAACCTGTGCTTGCCGATACCGACATACTATTCGATGCCGAGACTCCAGCCGAATTTGATGTGGCGCCAGTGATGGATGCCGACACATTTCGGGCCGACATTGCAGCGGAAGCCAGTTGCGTTGCCAGTTGCCCGGCTGACCGCAGCGCGGCCTGGGCCGTTTCCGATTTCAGTTGCGCCACGTCGATGTTGATGATGCCAGCCTGGAGCTGCGTGCGGGCCTGGGTCGAATACAGGCGCGTCGTCGTTTCGAGCGTGTCTGCCTGGGCCGAGGCGCGCTGGCCCTGCGTGCGCTCGACCGCTGCATAGGCGTCCACGCGGGCGCGGAACACTTCAGCCGTGGCGCCAAGGCGCGCTGCCTCGCCGCTGATCTGCGCTTGGTAGCCCGTGATCTTTGCGCGATAGAGCTGCACAGGGAACTGCTGCAACTGGCGGAACTGGAACTGCGTGTCGGCCAGCTTGGCATCGGTCAGGGCGCGGTAGGCGTCCACGCGGGAGTTGTACGCGAGCACTTGCTCGCTAAACATTTCCACCTTGGTCTGCTCGGCCTGGACTTGGCCCAGGTATCCTTGCACCTGGGCGCCGTTCGCTTTCGCCAAGGCGGAATAGGATTCGATCTGCGCCTTGTACAGTTCTGTACGGTTGCGGTTTGTTTCCACGGTCAGGCTGACGGCCTCGACGCGGGCGCGGTAGACATCGGCCAGCGCCTTCACGCCATCGACCTGGGCGCTGTACTGCTGGGCCAACTGGACATTCAAGCTGCCGATGATCTTCAGCCCTTGCAGCTCGGCGCGGTAGACCTCAAGCTGGGCCAGGGCCGCTTGCAGCCGGGTCTTGAATACCTCGGCCTTGACGCCGAAGGCTTGCACGTCAGCCGTGTACAAGGCCACGCGGGCGTTGAACAGGTTGACCAGCGCACCGATGCGGAAAGTCTCGGCGTCGAGCGCACGGGCCTGCACCTGATTGAACAGCTCGATCAGGCGGCCTTCGAGCTGCATTGCATTGCCGAAGGCGAAGTGGAAGTTTGATTGCTCCAGCTTTGCCTGATCCGTCATCACTTGGCGCGACAGATCGGCATCGCTCTTCAGGCCCGACTCGATTGCCTCCTGGACAATGCGTACAAGTTGGCCGCCTGGGATGTTGAACCCGCGTGCTGCCGTCAGGTCAAGCGCATTCTTTACGGCCTGGAACGTGAGCATGGCCTCGGCATCGCAGCCCTTCTGCCAGATGGCTTCTTCGATTTCCACTGGCAGGCCGGTCGATACACCTTCGACAATTTCCAGCAGGCGTTCATTGAGCGTCGTCAGGTTGTCGCTTGCGTACTCGGTTTCAGCCCAGGCGAATTGCACGTCGATGGCATCTGGCGCTTCCGGCGCCACGTCGTCGAACAGCGGGATGTCGAACACGGGCGCGGCTGGGATATTGAGTGCTGCAAATGTCGGTACGGCAGGCAGCGTGAAATCCGGCTCGACAGGCGCCGACACTACCGGCAGGTTTGGTGAGGTCGGCGTCAGCGCATCGAATGGGTCAGGCAGCGGAACGTCGATCAGCAGCGGCGCGGCCAGGGTATATTCCGGCGCCTCGCCAATATCCAGCGGAGGCAGATTTCCCTGCGCAGGTTCCGCTGGCAGCGGGATTACTGGCGTTGTCAGATTGCCTGGATCGGACGGAGCCACGCCAGCATCCAGCAAATCGATGCTCGGGATGTCGAAGACCGGCGTATCCAGTGGCGGGATGTCCACATCGAAACTGCCCAGCGATTGAATCGCGGTCAAGCCGCGAGACATGGCCTGCTGCGCCATGCTTTGCGACTCGCCCAGGACGGTAGTTACGATGCCAGATGCAGTGTCGATAATCGGAGGTGGCGTAATGGACATGCTGTTTCCTATTCGTTGATCGTCGTTACATCGGAGCATTCGTTGCTAGTGCTCAAGGATACAGTAGTGTTGAGCGCGACGGACTTGCCGTTGCTTGCGGAAACCTGCGTCGAGTTGCTGGCCGAACGACGTTGCGAAGTCGAATTGCCCTGGCTCTTGCTGTAGGCCCGGCCCTCGTTCGTGCTGCGCGAGTTCGACACGGACTGGCCGCTTGTCGAGCTGTATGCGGTGCTGGTCGAGGACGACGAACCAGTGGACGTGCTGGCCGAGTAGCTGAGTGCGTTCGTGGCGGAATTCGATTCCGAGTTCGACGAGGACATCGAGCCGGATTCGGAAATGGATGCCGTGACGCTTTGCGCTGCGATGGCGGCGGCAGCCAACTGGCCGCTCAACTGACCAGCCGAACGGAGGTTGCCTTGCGCGGAATTGGAAGCCTTCTCTGCCGAGGCGTAGTTCTGCCGGGCGGCATCGATTGATGTCTCGGCCTGGGCGATCTGCGCTGCCGCATTGGCGGCCATGACCTTTACCTGGGCGCCGACGTGATCCACCTTGGCGCCCTCCTGCGCGGTGAAGGCGCGGATGCGGGCATTGAACACGGACGCCGTGGTTTGCAGGCGCTCGGCTTCAGCCGTGGCCGCGATGCGGTATGCGTCGATGCGGGCGCTGTAGAGTTCGAGAGGATACTCGTTCGCCTGCTTGAAGCGCAGTTCCTGGACGGCTACCTTGGCCTTTGCCGTCGTGTCGAACGCCTGGACGCGGGAGCGGTACGCCTGCACCTGTTTGCTGAAGACTTGCACCTTCGCAGCTTGGCCGCGCACGCGGGCGCTGTACGTGTCGTATTCCGTGATCTTCGCCGTGACCTGGGCTTCCAGTGCGCCGATGCGCGAGCGGTAGGCTTCGACCACGGATTTGTTCGATGCGATCTGCGCCTTGGCCGCGTCCACGCGAGTGCTGTACGTGCCGACGATGGCGCGCACGCCCTCGATCTGCGCACGGTAGATGGCGACCTTCTGATCGTTGACCTCGCCCACGGCGCGCTGCGCTTCCAGTTGCACCTTGTAGATTTCGACCTGGGCCAGCGCCGCCTGCAAGCGGGTCTTGAAGACCTCGGCCTTCATGGCGAACGCCTGGACATCAGCCGAGAACATTTGCACCTTGGCGTTGAACAGTTGGATTTCCGCTGTGACGGTAGCCTTCGCAGCTTCCAGTGCTCGGGCCTGGGCCGCGTTCGCCTTGTCGATCATGCGCGACTCCAGCGATACAGTGGTTTCCAGGGCGAAGCGGAAGTTGGCTTGTTGAAGGTTTGCGCGCTCCAGCGCCACAGCACGCTGCAAGCTGGCGTCGCGTTGCAGGCCGCTCTGCAAAGCCTGCTGCACGATACGGACGAGCGACGCTTCAGGGATGCGGAAGCCACGGGACTTCATCAGGCGCAGGGCTTCATCCGTGGCGCGATGCGTCAGCATGGCCTCGCGGTCGGCAGCCCGGTTCCAGATGGCATCCTCCACGTCCTCGTCGATGCCGGTGGCGGTCATGTCGCTGACCAGATCGGCCAGCCGCGAATTCATAGCGGTCAGCAGCGCCGTGGTGTATTCGACCTGGGTATAGTGGAATTCCGATTCAGGCGCTTCAGGCTTCAGGCCGGGCGCCGCATCGAACACAGGAAGGTCGAGCACAGGCGCATCGGGCACGGTCAGCTCGATCAGGGTCGGCACGGCAGGCAGGCTGAAGTCAGGTTCGATGGCGACCGGCAGCGCATCGTACACGGCTTCGCTCGGCAGCAGCGCGTCGAACGGATCAGGCAGCGGGATTTCAAACAGCGTGATGTCGGCCACGTCGTATGCTGGAGCGATGCCGATGTCGGCCAGCGGGATGTCAGCCGTCACTGGCGAGTCTGGTGCTGTGGCGAAGTTCGGCGTCAGGTCGGTATCTGGCGGCGCGGCGCCAAGCGGTGCGATAACGACGCTGCCAACTGGGATGACGGGCGTTTCCACAGGCTCGAACGAATTGTCGTACAGCGCCAGCGCCTCAATGGTCGCAAGGGCAGATGCCTGGGAATCCTGGGCCAGCACGCCAGTCTGCGTGATGACGCCAGCGACGACGCCGGGCGTGGCCGAATCGACGAGCGCTACGGATACCGAATCAGGTGGGGTGACTTCCGCCGCTGGCAGCGCAGGCTCTGCTGGCTGGGCTGCTGGCACTTCCGGCAGGCCGCCGAACGGCTCCAGGTCGTCCAGCAGGGGAAGGTCTGGATATGGCTCGACCGGCAGGACTGGATCGACCAGAACTTCCGGGACATCACCAACAATGAATCCGCCGCCGCAAGACATTATTCTTCCCCTTCAGTAAATTCTTCATCTTTCGTTTGGCGCAGGATGCCGATGACGTACAGGCCAGCGATGCACTTGCGCTGCGAAGTCACCGAAGCCGACGATGAACCGACAATATAGCGCACAACAAGTGCGCCATCATGAATCATCTGTGGGAAGCAGCCGTTGAAAATCCCGCCGCTGCTATCGGTTTCCTCTTGCGGAGGATTCTCGAACGGGAAGAAGAAATCGCCCAGCTCTTGATCCAGGCAATCGACCGCGTTGAATACCCAGGCGCCGGTCGAGTCAGCGCGCACCACAACAACAGCATCGCTTACGTCGTCGTGCATGAGCTTAGGATAGACGGGAAGGTATTTCAGCTCTGTGTATGATGGGCCGAAGTCGCCATCAAATTCCACCTTCTCCCACAGCTCTGTCGCCTGCGTGAATTTGTAGAGCGACCCGACATTGGACAGATCGAGCTGGAAAAGAAACAGGGTCGTGTTGTCGTTGCAGACAACGATCTGGATATTCCCAGGGGTATTGTTTGGGATGCCGGGCTGCGGGTAGCTGCGCGCAATAATCCCGTGGCGGACGATTTCAATCGGGCCTTCCCACGAGCGGGCAGTAATCACGTCGCCATTCGGTGCCACGCATACCTTTTCCATTGGGAAGGTCTGCAAGAATTCGATGGGGATCGAGTTGACGATGACGCCCGACTCCGTATCCATGATTTGATAGTAGGCGCCGCCGACGCCGCCAGTAATTGCCACCACGTTCTTCGACACGCTTTGCTGGCTGTCCAGGTAGCTATTCTGGAACGAGTTCTCGCCCAGCGTTGGCAGCATGTATCGCGTGCCGCTATCGCCCTGGCCGAACTTGTACAGGCCGAATTCCTGGAACACAGTGACGCCGATGTTTGCCGTCACATCGCTGATGAAGAACTTGTTGGTGATGTTGTCCCAGCTCATTTCCAGGTTCTGCGTCGGGGCGTTCGGCAAGGCGAAGCTGCCATTGGCTGCCATCGTGTTCTTGTCGAACATGAACATGGTGCTAGTGTGGGCCGACTCTGGAAACGGCGTCAGCGGCGTGATGCCGCCCCCCATGAAGACATCGGTATTTTCCCCCACCAGCGGGCCTTTGATGTTGTAGCCGAACACGGCTGGGGAGTAGTGCTCCTGGTCGGCTTCCCACAGGCAAGCAACACGCTCTTCCTTTTTCATGGCGATCTCTTTTTTCTTGACGGGCACAGGCTCTTCAAATTTCTTAGGCTCTGCCTCGTACATGGTTTCAGTGGGTTTGATGCTTGGCCGGATATTGACCGCTTCCACAGGCTTTGCCTCGGCAGTCTCCGACTTGAATTCCTGCTCCTGCTGAGTCGTGATGCGAATCGTATCCATGCCGTTATTCGACAGCACCTCGATCAGCGTGCCATCTTCTTTCCTGAAGGCGTTCTTGTAGAAGCCGCCAGCTTCGCCTGCGGACATGCGGTCATTGATGCCGTGGATGATGCGGAGGTGCCCAAGCGCCTTGCGCGCCTCGCGGACGTAAGCCATCCCGGCCAGCTTGTCGCCCTTGATTTCAGTGCGAAGCCAGCCGGTTGCGACCGGCTCGTTGCTGATGTAGTCGTCGTTCATACACGGCGGCCAAGCTCTTGCGCGTTCAAGGTCAGGCTGTCCAGCGTGAAGTCGCCGCCGTCCACGTTCGCCATACGCCACTGCCAATACTTGCCCTCGACGCCACGGCCAAACTTGACGCGGGAAGCATGGATCGTACCGCTGCCCTGGCGCGCAGCAAGGCGGTAGATGAATTCGTGGTGCTCGTCGGTAATGAGCGTCAGCTCCAGGTCGCCGTCAGCACGATAGCCAGCATAGCCGGTAATGACGCGCTTGAACTGTTCCGTGTTGAAGTCGGATTCGCCCGACAGGACATAGGCCGCGATGGGCACGCCAAGGTCGTCGGCGCCGGTCAGGGCCACGATGCCGTCAGCGCTGGCCGCCAGCGTCACGCCATTGAAGTTGGCGAAGCTGTTGAAGGCCACGCCATCGTATGTCGTCACCGCCTTCACGCGAGTATTCAGCGCAATCGTGGTCGGATTCAGCAGTTCCTGCGGATTGGACATCACGCCATTGACCAGCAGGGCCATCAGTTCGATGTCAGCCGTGCCGATGGCGCTGAAGTGACCCTCGGCATCCACCGACAGCAACGGCAGCGTGATGGACGCTGTAGCCACGTTCCCGGCCACGGCCACGCCGTCAAGCGAGACACGCGGGATCGTGACGCTGCCTTCGATGAAGTTGCCGCCGTACATGCTGCCAGCGGCGGCCAGGATCGAGAACGTCACGTCGCCCTGCGCGGTAGTGTCCTCGTACATGAAGGCATCGACGGTCGGCGCCAGCATGATGGCATTGCCAGCGAACGCGCCGCCAGTGAAGCCGGTGGCGGACACGGACAGTTCAGGCAGAACGATGTCAGTCTGGAAGGCGAAGGACGCATCGACGGTCGGCGCCAGCAACACGGCATCGCCGGTCATCAGCGCGCCAGCCACCATCGTCCCTGCCAGCGTCAGTTCTTCCAGGGCCAGGGCTGCATCAAGGCCGCCATCCACGGACAGCAGCGGCATCGACACGGCGCCGTTAATCAGGATGCCAGCGAAGCCGCTGGCCGATAGCGTTACGCCTTCCAGGACAATCCCATCAGCGAAGCCGCCAGCCGCACGGAATGCAGGGATGTCGGCATCACCATCTGCCGTGGTTCCCGCTACGCCGGTCGCGGCAAGCGAGAACTTCGGCATGGTCATCCCATCAGCGAAGCCGCCAGCCGCCATTTCCAATTCGGGGAAGAAGGAGTTGCCGGTCACAAGCGCGCCGGATTCTCCGCTACCTGAAGCAGTCAGGGCGGTGATGAAGATCGAGCCATCGTTTGCAAGCGCATGAGTCGCGGAAAGCGTCAGCGAGGAAATGGCGAGGTCGCCGCCCACGTAGGTATCTGTTGGCACGTTGAGCAATCCGTTGACGGTGAGTTCTGGAAATGTGCAATCGTTGTCAGGCGTGCCACCTAAGATACCCTGCGGGGAAAAGTCGCGGGTAATGACGTAGGAATGGTCTGTGCCATCGAAAGCATCCGGCCCTTGGTTGATCCGCGTGTCGCAAATAACCCAGTCGTTCGTGATGTAATCGAAATACTCCAGCGTGAAATTGCGCGGCATGTTGTCGATGAATTCCGAACGGAACACATAGGCAATAGGCTCAAAGATCAGGCCGTCAGGGAAGGTGTAATAAAACGTGCCGGTTGCCTCGGCGTCGGTGCGCCAGGAGGATACGGCATTGTCGTCGTCGGTGGCATCGCTCGCTGGATGGCTTACTGCTTCGGAAGAGGCGGTCGCCGTGCCGAAGTAGGTTTCGTCCATGAAGACGTAAGCATCTGTCTGCGGGCGCATCTTCCAGTCGATAAGGCCGATGTCTGGATCGCCGTTGTTCGCCGTGATGACCATGCGCCACTGATCCGACGCCTCGTTCCAGATGCCCACATGCTCGTCGTAACCGGCCACGCCGACAGTGTATTCCCGCACCTGATACGGCGTCCAGGAACTTTGCGCGGTCTGCGTGTCTACCGTTACCCACGAGCCGCCATCCCAGTAATCCAGGGTGAAGTCCAGTGGCGAGAACGTGATGTCGCTGTCGCCTCGAATAACGTAGGCAACGATTTCTTTAGTGGTGGAGAATTCAGCGCTCCACGATGATGCCGTGGTAGCGGCGACGGTGCGCCAGCCTTCAAGGATGTCGCCATCCGAAGCGAAGCTGGCGCTAGTACCCTGGCTATCAGCGTCGAATACCGTGCCGCCTGGGAAAGCGACAGGCACACCGACTGCCACGCGGAATTGGAAATCATTCACGCCCAACTGGCTGCCGCCATTGTTGTCCGTGATGTTAATCCGCCATAGAGTCGATGTTGCCATGTCGGCCCCCTATTACGACGTAGGCAACGTGATTGGGAACGAGCTGATGGTCTGCGTCGCTGCCGAAGTGATGCTGGTACTCGACATGTTCAACTGCGCGCCGCTGGTCGAAATCGCACCGTCCATACGGACTTCGGTGGCAGCCGAGTCCAAGGCGCCGCTGTCGGCCACGCTGCCGGTGAAGCGGAACCAGCCAGCAGTGCCGGTGGCGCCAGCGATACCAGACCACACCTGGGTATCGTGCTTCGACAGCACGCCAGCGGTGCTGGTGCCGAACTTCAGGCCGTTGACAGCGGTGACGCCGCTCGCCATCGCCACGTCGGTGCTGGTCATGGTCGTGCAGGTTGCGTCCACAACGAACGTGTTTGGCGATGCGCCCGTGCCGCGTGCGGCGATGATCGTCACGACGGCGCCCGAAGACGTGGCCGTGTAATCGGGAGCGCTGCGCGAGCTGTTAATCATGGCAGCCAGATCGACAGCGGTTTGCGTCAGGCTGGAGTTGAATGCCACGGCGGCGTCGATGATCGACACGCCGTCAACTGTCAGGGCCGTGACGGAGCCAGCGGAGCCAGCCAGGGTGACAGTGCCGGTCGCCAGAACTTCAGCGGTGCGGGCGCCCGAACCGGAAGTGATGGTCGCCAGCAGCGTGCCGGTGGGTGCGGCATCAGCCGTGGCAGGCTGGGAGCCGGTGTAGATTTTGATTTCGCCGTTTTGCAGCGCGCCCTTGATCGAGCCGTCCGCGTTGACAAAATTGCGCAGACCAGTAGACAGTCGCAACGTCATGATATTTCTCCAAAGTTAAGCCCCAAAGCGAGGCAGGTTACATCGTCAGCAGATATTTGCTGTACTGACCAGCAATAAAGACGGCTGCCCCGCCCTGGCCTTCCGGCATCTGGTAACGCTCCTGGGTAAGATTGCTAATCGAACCATCGGGCATACCCATGACAATGCCATCAGCGGTAGCGAACAGCGCTACGATAATCCCATGCAGCACTGGATTACCTGTGACAGCTTGCCCATCGGCGTACACGAGCGAACCACGTACAGCGCCGAATTCCATTTTGCGCACCAGCGTATTATCATCGAAAGATGCACCGTTGAGGTAATAAACGGCTTTCTCGGTGCCGACGAACAGGCCGCCTTCCACTGCCGCGACCACGTTGATGGTCGTGTTGTCGAAGGCGCGATAGTCGCGCAAGTCGCAATGCTCATACGAAAGCGGGGTCGTGGCGTACAGCACGTCGGCCATGGCGATATAGATGCGGCCCTTGTGCAGCGCCAGCGCCTGCCCTGCTGGTGGAGCGTCCAGCCACTGTGTCGCCAGCGGCAGCACGCGCTCGCCGCCGTTGTAGTAGTAGGTCTGCTGCTCGACATCCAGCTTGGCTGCCATGTACATCACTTCGCCGTTCGGCTGGCTGATGTAGATGGTGCAGTCCACGATGTTCGCATCGTCGGGCACGGCCCAGTTGAAGTCGATGGCGCCGCCGAATGGGAGGTCAATCCGCTGCGCCATGCCGGTGCCGCTTTCCTGGCCGTCGCGGGTCGTGAAGGTCATCGCGTACAGGTACATCCCAGCAGGCATACTGCCACCAGTGGCAATGCCGCGCACTTTGATGTCGTTGATGTCGGTGCCCCAGGCGCGCACGCGGCCCTCGTCCACCACGCCGGTCACGCCGCCGTTGCTGTGGTACACGCGGCCATTCACGGCGATGTAGGACATGCGGGCGTTCGACAGCCCGGCTGCCACTTCCGTCAGGCCGTAGCCCTCGTTCATGATGAACATGCTGCCAGCGGCCACGAACAGGCACATGGCGCCTTCAGACCACAGCGAGTGTGCGGCGCCCTCGACCTTCATAGTTTGGCCTGGGCGCCGTGACAGGCGCTGCGAGTTGTCGATGTCCACGTTGACGGCCTCGACCAGATCGACGCTGGAATCGTCGCGGCTGGCCGTGGTCTTGATGCGCTCGGCAGATAGCGTATTGTGGATACCGGCAAAGCTGCCGATTTCGATGTCCTTCACAGCGCGACCGCCAGCCATACGACGACGCATGCGATGACGCCGATGGCAATGCCACGCCACAGCGCGCACACTGGGCAGTCGCCCGCCACGGGATCGGTCAGCTCGAACAGAACGTCGAGTGCGAAATCAAGCGCGTCTTTTAATTTGCTCAACATAATAGCTCCACAGTGCGATGATGAAAAAGGCTTCGGCCAGGGTGCAGCCGCAGTTGCTGTTCTTCTTGAGTCTTGCTTGCATGTCGGTTCCTAGTAGGTGCCGTCGCCTTCCTGTTGCTCGCGGTTGATCCAGGTTTCGTCGATGGCAGCGGACTTCTTGCCGAATTCTTGCTCGAACATGGACAGGCTGTCGATGGCTTTTTTTGGGTCGTTTGCCTCCGCGTCCTGCTTGCTGTAGGCGCGGAAGGCCATCCAGAAGCGCAGGCTGCGATGATAGCGGGCCGGGATTTCAGGCACGTCGTCGATGTCGTTCATTTCCGCCAGCGGGTCGCGCACCACGGTCAGCAGCAGCGTGCCGCTTTCGGACGGCGTGGGATGCAGGCGAATCTTGCCGGTTTCGTAGTCGCTGATGAAGTACATCGGCTCGCTGGCGTTCGCGTCTTCCCAGTATGGATCGCGGGTTTCCATGTCCTGCATGTTCATGCGGCGCAGCGGCTGCTTGTTGGCGAAGCGGGCCTTGCGAATGAACAGCACACGCGGGTCAAGCTCATACAGGCCCGTGGCGGCCACAACGTCGATGTTGGCTATGGCGGTAGTCGTCGAGTCAAGCAGAAGGCGTGAGCGGCGCGCTGCTTCGTTCTGCGCGTCGTTTGCGTATTCGATGGCCTCGTCTTCGCCAAACAGAAACGGTTCAACCGTGTCGTCAACGTCGATGCGGAATAAATCAATCAGGTCGCGGAGGTTCATCGTGCTGTCCATTTGTAGTACGCGGAACGGATAGCATCCATTACGCGGTCAGGCATGATCGAAAGCTGGCACATGGCCGCGCCCGTGTCTTGATGAATGTGGCAAAACTCGCTGCCGTAGTGCAGTCGGTGGCATGGGTAGCACGGCGTATCGACAGGCTCCAGCGCCGTCGTGTTCGTCCAGTGCTTCGACAGGTTCTCGTGCGAGCTGTGCGACAGCATCAGCACCTTGGCATTGTCCTCGAAAGCCACGGCATTGAGCACGCCGGTTTCGGGGCCGACGACGCAATGCGATTGCTGGGCCAGCGCCAGCGTATCGCGGATCGTCATCTTGCCGGATTCGCAGCGCACGCGAGGCTCGGCTTCCCAGCCCTGTTCGAGAATCTGGCAGGCGAAGTCGCCGGTCAGGATGACCACGGCCTGCGGCAGTTCCTTCATGATCGCGGCAATCACGCTGTCCTGCCACGGATAGAACTTGTGGACGGACGAACCGGCCAGCGCCCAGGTAATGACGAAGAGCTGCTTGTTGATGATGCCGAACGGCTGCGGGTCAAGCTCGGCGCGCAGCATGCTTACGTAGGTTCCCACCTTGCCTTCTTCATTCAGGCTGGGATAGAAGCGTGTCTCGTTCGAGTAGGCGACCTCGGCCAGTTGAGCCGTCCATTCCAGGTAGTTGCGGTTCAGCTCGACGCGGCGCACGCTGTCGGGCCACGCATGGTTCGTGCGGCCAGGGATCGCCAGCATGGTGCCTTCGACCGATTCCGACAGGTTGATGAAGCGGTCGAACTGCGTGGCCTGCACCTTCCAGTATTCGGACAGCAGATGATTCGGCACTTGGTCAGTGTCCTGGATCAGCCATGCGTCAACATGCGGGTCGTGCCGGATGATGTCCTGGCCCTTCGGCGTGGTCATGACAGTGACGTGCCAGCCGTCGCGCTTGAGCTGCGGCAGGATGTTGGCCGCCTGGAGCATGTCACCGAATCCGCCGAAGCGGCAGACGCACACGGATTTCTCGTTGCGATCCCAGCCCTCGCCGCATTCTGGAACCCATAATTTCTTGAACACGGACAGCGCGCCATATTCCTGCACCGTGCAGAATACGCGCTCCCAGCCAAAAGCCGTCGCTTCCGTGACGGCCTTCATGCGGGCTTCTTGCTGGAATTCATCAGCTTCGTCCAGCGCGTCATGCAGGACGAGGTGCCCGCCCACCTCAAGCACACGCCACCATTCCAGCATCGCCCCCATCACATCATGCACGCCAGTATGGCTGGCGACAACCGCATCGCACTTCCCATCCTGGAACGACGACAGGTCGTCAAGAGCATCCTTGACATCGCCCAAGTCGCCTACAGTGAGGAAGTGCGGGAACAGCTTGTCGGCCTGGGTCGCGCCCAGGTCGAGCACTGCGCCGCGTGTGAATGGGACGATCAGGTATTTGATGGCGTCTGCTGGGCGGGTCATGGGTCTAGCCTTGGGTGAGTTGGTCAGCGACTTGCTGATCGGCAGCCGACAGCGGCTTTGCCTGGATGGCCTTGACAGGCTCCTTGGCGGCCTTTGCCTTGGCCTTGCCGACAGCTTGAGCCTTGGCCTTGCTGGCGCCCTTGGCTGCGGTTTCCTTGCGCACCTTGTTGGTTTCCGCTTCTTCCTTCTGATCGTCGTTCGGCGTTTCATCGCCTTGCGCGGAAGCGGCTGCCAGCTCTTCTTCGGTCGGAACCCACAGCGAACCGTCGCCACGGAAATATTCGCCATCCTGGTCGAATACGCGGCCCTGGTTGTCACCGAAGACTGTGCCGTAAGGCTTGGATTTGTCGAGCTTCATTGATACTCCCCTTTATGGGTCAGGTTGAAAATCAGACTTTGCCGGTGGCAGCGTCGGGCATGTCGCGCATTTCGTCGTCGGACTTGGTGCTGCCGCCGATGCCGCCCTTGCTGTTCGTGGCCGATGGGTCGAGGCTCATGCCGCCCAGGTCGGTGTTGTCCACCATGCCGGTGCTGGTGCCACGGTCGGGCATGGCGCTCGTGTCGCCTTGCAGATCGCCCGAAGGCTTATACATGTCAGTGGATTTCATGGTGTTTCTCCAGGTGAAGCGGGGCCGAAGCCCCGTTGCGTGATTACGCGGTTTGTGCAGCGCTCGGCAGGGTTTCGTACTCGTACACGATATGTGCCACGCCGGTCGCATCTGCCAGCGACTTGACGGACACTTGCTCCATCGTGGCCACGGACTCGTTGAGCGTGGCCGAGTGAGCCACGACGCCAGCGGCGCCCGTGCTCAGTGCGATGGTGCCGATGCTGGTCGTGCCGTGATAGACATCGTAGCCGTGGGTAGTCGCCGTGCCTGCCGTGATGACGCAAGCGTGGACAGCCTTCAGGCGGAATGCCTGGAACTGGCGGAACTTGGCGCCCTCGGTAGTGGCGCCTGCCACGGTGATGTGGGCCGATTCGCGGCGGATTTGGAAGTCTGGATCGTCGTATGCCATGATAATTTCCTCAAAAGAGGGCCGTCTAAAGGCCCATTATAGATCGCTCGTGTACTGCCTATTCGGTTCGCTTCACCGTGCCCAGCCGTGGTCGCGGTGCAGAAAGCCGCCCGTGTCCTCGTCGTCGATCAAGTCCATGATCGGATTGGCGATGGTGCCATCGGTCGGGGGTGGCGGCGGATGGTATTCGCCATCGCTGAAGCCAGCTTCGATGTCGGCAGCGGTCAGGCCGCCCATGCCGTTCAAGGTCATACCGTGCGTGGCAGTGCCCTTGGCAAGATCAGCCGTAGGCTCGCAGGTATAGGTCGCGTCATGCGTGCCCTTCACTTCATCGCCCAGGCCGTGAGCCATCGGCGTCATGTTGTCTTTCATGTCATTCTCCATGTGATAACGCCCCAGCATAGGCCAGGGCGTTATTGTGGTGCTACCGGTCAGGCCGGATTACGCGGCGCTGTCCCACTTCACGATGCGGGCTTGAGCTTGCTGCGTTTGGATCAGGCCGAAGCCGCCCAGGTAGTACCATGCGATACCACGCGAACGACCATAATCGGTCGGGATTTTGCCGCGCATTTCTTCTGGCACGGCGATGCCCTCTGCCACCGTGTCGTTGCCGAAGAAGAAGGCCCAGTTGGACTTCGCGTTGACGAAGGCTTCCTTGGCTTTGTTCGTTTGCTCGACGAAGCGCACGTTTTCGTAGCGACCCATTTCGCCGTTCAAGATCATCTGGAAGCCAGCGTCCGTGTACAGGTGGACTGCTTCCAGGTCGTTCTTGAGCTTGCGGAACGTGGTAGGGTGGGCCAGCGCCACATAGTCATCCGCCATGTAAGGTGGGATGTTGCGCTCTTTCATCAAGTCCACGATGGACTTGACGTGATCCTTGCCCAGCGCCACGTTGTTGGTCAGCGTGGCGGTGCCGTTGGTCGTCAGCGTGATGGCGCTGGTATCGGTGCCACCAGTAGGCACGACGCGCAGTGGCGTTGCGTTGAACTGCGCCCAGGCGGCCAGATCGAAGGCTTTCTTGGCGTCGTTCTTCAGCACCTTGCCGATGATTTCCTTGACGGGCTGGCTGGACAGGTCATCCAGTTTGCCGGTGTAAGGAACCGAGTTACCGAATTCGGTAATCGTCATCGTGCCTTGGGTGATGGTGAAGTTCGATTCCGGCATCGTGTTCGTTTCCAGGATGACAGTACCCTGGGTGGCGATGTCCGAATAGACGTTCCAGTGGAAGGTATCGCCCTTGCCCTTACCTTGAACAGCGGCGTCCTTGATGTCAGCGAACTGACGGAATTTGCACAGCGGTTGAACCGACATGCGCAGCACTTTGGACAGCGTTTCCGAAAACATGTAACCGCCCAAAGAGTTCGTTACCCATACTTGACCAGCCATGATGTAATACTCCTAAGTTGAAATTCAGTTGGCTTAGACGCTCTGGCCGCGCTGCTTCTGCATGTCCGCGATGATCTGCGAATGCGTCATTGGCGCCGGTTCGGTTGTCGAAGTTTTTGCACCTGTTCCCACTACTGGGTCGAGTGCTGCTTTAGCTGCCAGCTTCTTATCACGGGCGGTTGTGTCTGCCTTCGCCGGATGTCCTGGTTTCTGCCAGCCGAACTTGGTTGCCAATTCGCTGCCGGTCGCTTCGAGCGCATCAGCAAACGAAAGACCTTCTTCGCTCTGCTTGCGCCGGATTTTCGCGGCTGCCAATTCTTCCAAGTCAGGGTCAGCATACAGCTCAGGATAATCAGTCTGAGACTTCTTCAATGCGCTGTTGACTACGAATCGCTGTTCCACCGTAGCAGTGATCTGGTCGATGTCCACTTGCGCGGGCTGGGTAGCTTGGAATGCTTTCAAGCGCCCTTCGACTACACCTTCTGCTGCCTTGCTTACTGCCTTATTGAATGCTTCTACCGCTTTGCCTTCGTCGCCTTCAAACATCGCGGCGGCGAATGCTTTTGCTTCCGCTGGATCGACTGGTGCTGGCGCTGCTTCAGTCACCTTCTTCGAGTCAGCTACCTGTTGCTGAAGCTGTACTTCCCGGTCTTGCAGTTCGCGCTCGCGGCGCGCTGCTTCGGCCAGTCGGCGGTCAGCGGATTCGGACTTCTGGAAGACGCGCTGCATGTCTTCGATGCTCGCTTCGCTTTCCACGCCGTTGATCTTGACCTTCACCTTCTGCTTCAGGAAATCATCCGGTACTACCTTTGCTGCTGCGGCGGCTGCTGCGGCTGCGGCCTGTTGCGCTTCTTGCTGCGCATCCAGCTCGTCATCCTGGGCGCCAGCTTCGGCTGCCACGCGGGCCGCTTCATCAGCACCTGCTTGCAATGCAGCTTGCGTTTCATCGCCTACCAGCTTGATGCCCGATTCTTTCTCGAAGGCTTCGTTGCGGCTGGCGGAAATCGCATCCATCGCCAATTCACGAGCGCTAGGCTCGCGCACCTTGGCGCTATTATCATCGGTCGTTTGCTCCTGCACAATTTCTTTTTGACCGGCCTCGCCCTGCACGTCCGATTGGATGGTGCTCATAGTTTGCTACTCCTTGTTTAACTGCGGTTGAAAATGCTGTGCGTCGTGAATTTCAGCAGATCGTATGTGTACAGAACTGTACAGCCACTCGATACTGCCAGGATGCCGTATGCCACCGTGGTGCTGAATACTTCAATCATGATCTGTCTCCAGGCTGTAGCCGTCCTCGAAAGCCTTCTTAGGCGAATATGACATGAAGCCGTCCTCGTACACGACGAGGTAGCCGCCCACTTCAGCCGTCGCATGCTTGGCGGCCCAGGCGTCCTTGACATTGATGAAGCGGGCCTCGCCATTGCGCCCGGTGTAGTCGATGCGGAAGCCGCCTTGCATTGCCACCATGGCCGTGATCTGCCCGGCATGCACGATCTTGTGGCACTTGTAGCGGGACATTTTGCGCGTGTTCATTCCGCTTCTTCCCGAAGTGTGACCTGATCTTGATGCAGGAGCTGTTCCTGTGCGCTGACGCCTTCCTGGATCAGCTCTGCCATCCATAGCTGGATCGACTCGGCGCGCTTGATGTCGGATTGCAGCTTGGCGATCTGCTTGTAATCGTGGGCGCTGACCTCGATCAAGGCCGACAAGGCGGCCTCGCGCTCTTCCTCGGCGCGCTGCACGAGGTACTTGCCCACCTTCGAGCCAAGGAAGCCGCGCACTTCCAGGCCGAAGTCGATGGCATCATAGTGGCCCCTGTTGGCCTCGATCAGTGCGGCCCGCTCTTCTTGCTCTTGGCTCATTGCTGTGCGCCCCCGTATTGTTTCATCAGTTCCTCGAAGAAGTCAGGGCCAAGTGCCGCGACCACATCGGCAGGGATGATGAAGTCGCCCTGCGTCAGTTGCATCGGGTCGGCGCCTGGGGCTGCTTGCTCGCCCACGGCCTCGCCTTCTACTGGTTGATGATACTGCTGAATAAGACCCTGGAAGAAGTCCACTCCGATGGCGTCAACGACAGCCTGCGGCACATGGAATTCGCCAGCCGACACGGCAGCCGGTGCGCCGGTCGGTGCGACCGTGGCAGGGATCGAATCGGATGTGCCGGTGCCTGGGCCTTGGATCATGCCGCCATTGGCGTAGCCGTCCATCATGTCGTCTTCAGGATCGCCCACCTCGCCGCCATCGGCCAAGCCCACGCTGTCAGGCCGCGTTGTCTCGATGCCCTGTGCAGCGCCCACGCCAGGGCTTGCAGGCGCTGCTGGCGCTGCCGGTGTATTCGGGGATGTGTCGCCCTGCACGGCGCCGCCTGGAGTGAATACGGTGCCCACACGCTTGTTCTTGACCGGCTCGATACCTACAGCGCCAGCAGCGTTGTCGCCAGCGATGAAGTTCGGGTCGGGTGCGCCAGCGGCGACCATCAGCGCGTCGGCCACAGGCGCCACGCCTGGGACAGCGGTAAGCACCTCGGCGGACTGCATGGCGCTGAATTGGGCCTCGACCATGAGCTTGATCTTCGATGCCAGTTCCTTTTCGTCCTTGGCCTGCATGGAAGCAATCTCGGCGTCGATCTTGCGGATTTCCGCTTCGACAAGCCGTGGGTCGGTCTTCTGCGCCACTTGCTGCATCAGCTCCTGGACTTGCTGCTTCAGGGCCGTGACTTCCGGCTTCTCCTGGTCGGATGGCTCGAAGAAGCGGGCGCCGTCGCGGAAGCCCAGCTTGCCGAAGAGTTCGGTAATGACTTCCTCTACCTTCAGGCCGTACTTGATAAGCGTGCCGTCAGCCAGGATGTCGCGCAGCGCGGCCAGCCCCTGCGTGAACTTGTTCATTTGCTCGGTCGGATTGGTGGCGCCCATGCCGACGTTGACGTTTAACGTAAGCTCTTCCGTGAGCAAGTCATCGGTCACAGTGTCAATGCCGAACTTCTGCAACAGGTCGGCCTTCTTGCCAGCCAGGGCCAGGATGACTTCATCCGTTTCGTAATACTGCTCCAGCAGCACGAGCTGGGACAGCACTGGCTCGACCCAGGTTTCCACGAACGTGCGGAGCTGGTAGCCGCTGACTTGGTTCGCGCTGCCGTCCAGGAGCTGCATGCCGCCCACGGTTTCATTGAGCTTGCGGTTGCTCTGCACGCTGGCGCCGCTGAAGCTGCCGGTCACATCGTCGAAGTCCAGGTTGAGGCGGTCTTGCTCCTGGTATGCGCTGCCGGTCACGTCGTTGAATTCGACCGTTTTGACATCGGCTTCAGGGTCGTCCATCAGCGTGACGGAGCCAGCCGTGTTGCGCACGAGCGAGCGCAGATCGACCTGTTTGTTACGCTTGACGAAGTAGCGCTTGTTCAAGGCGAAGCGCACGTTGTCGATGCGCAGATTGGCGAGGTCATTGATTTCGGCCTGCACGTCCTTGCTGATCTTCGCCAGCGAGGATGGGTACTGCTTGTGCGTTTCGATGATGGCGTTGCCGATGACATACGGACGCTTGCCGTGGGCGTACTGGTCGGACAGCGGCACAGGCTTCGACAGCAGTGCGACCGTGCCCAGCGTGTAGTACAGGTAGTCTTCGCCGTCGTCTTCGATGACGTTCCGGTGTACCCACACGATGTTGTAGTCGCCAATGCTGCTGGGCTGATCCTTGCTGTCGGTGCGGCCATGCTCGCGCTGGAGCCGCGTGCTGTCGCCGTACTGCTTGATGCCCATCATGATCTGCTCGTCCGACAGCTTGTTCCACTTGGCTTCGCCGGTCTTCGTGTCCACCGTTTTCATGCGAGCCTTCACGTCCTTCACGTACATCGGGATCATGTGAATGATGTATGGCGACGTGCCCACAGGGTCTGTCCACTTGGCTGCCGGGTCGAAGCGCAGATTCTCGATAGGCACAAGCTCAATGGATGGGCGGTCGATGCGCTTTTTGGCGTTGTATTCCCAGCACTGGTGCGAGGCGACGATGCCGACAGTCAGCGCGTCCTGGTAGCCGCCGATGACGGTCAGGAACCACGGGATAGACTTGGTGAGGCGGTACTGCAAGATTTCCTGCATGATCGCGGCACTCGCCTGCTGCGACGGGTCATTGTCGTCCTGGGCGGACACGGCCACAACGTCGGTCGTGGTGAAGAATGCCTCGGCGGCCACGGCTTCGTTCTTGCGGATGGTCGTGCGCGTCTTCGGGCGGAACAGCTTGGAGCGTCCTGTCTCGGCCAGATACTTGGAACCGACTGGGTGCTGGCCCTGGAACTGGCGGATGTCGCTTTCCACTTGGCGGCGGATGGATGCGTCGAAGTACGTGGTGGACGTGTCATACGCCTCGCGGGCCGTCGCCAGCCAGTCGTGGTTTTCGGTTGTCATTTGTCAAACTCCAGTCGGCCTGCGAAGTCGGTTTTCATCGTGTGATACTTGGCCTCGTCGAACCGGCCCCGCTCCATCTTAAACCGTTCGAGGATTTCACCAGCTCCCATGATGGCCTTGCGCTCCAGGTCGCTGATGGAAAACACGTCGCCAATCTTCAGCACGTAGCCGTATGCGCCCGACAGGAACAGGTCGCGGATGGTGATAAGGCCGGTCTTGCCCTCGCACGTCACGGCCCACAAGTGCCCAGGGTAATGCGCATGCAGCGCCTCTGCGATGGTGCGCGACATCATGAAGTCGTTGCTGCTGATGTCCACGCCTGCGCCAGTGTCCAGGCCGGTAAGTTCTAAGCTCATTGCTGCCTCAGTCGATGTAAATGTCGGGTTCGGTTTCAGTCTGGATCAGCATGGCCTTCTCGCGGTCGGATAGCCACAGCCATTCCTGCGGGGAGTAGCTGGCGCGGATCATGTCAGGAAGCTCCTGGTAATCCTTGGGCAGCAGCGCGTCGGCCAGCACCTTCATCATGGCGTGGGCACGTCCACTTCAGCCGATGGGCCTTCGCCATCACGGTAGCGGCGTCCGCTGCTCCACTCGTAGGCGATGTCCTTCACCGTGCTGCGTGCCTCGGGATCGACCATGCCTACCTCTTCACTCCACAGGCGCGTGCTGGTCTTCGGTGGAAGGTTCTCGTTTGCCATGGTCTATTCCTCGTCGCTGTCTTCCATCAGATGAACCCGGCTGTTCGGGTAGACTTCCTGCACCTTGGCCTTCCGGCCCCGCTTCGTGCGGCCATCGCCTGCCAGCTTCTTCGCTGCTTTCTCGGCGGCGATGCGCTGCTGTACCGCAATTATATCGGCCTCGCGTTTCGCGGCCTTTTCTGCGCGGTCTTCCTTGGCCTCAACCTTGCGGCGAAGAATGACCTTTGGCGTGGGCGGCAGCGAGTCCAGCCACTCCAGGAAGGCGGGTGTTGGTGCGAATGGATCGTGGCTCATGGCTTAAAGTCCGTCTGAATAGGATGTAGGTTCCAGTATAGATTGGTCGATGACCACAGGGGAGACAGGCTCCATGTCGTACAGCCGTGACACTGCGTCGATCAAGTCTTTCTTGCTGGAGAATGGGAAGAACAGGTACTCGTCCAGGAAGCCTTTGTTGAGCGAGTACAGGTTGCCTTCGTGGTCGCGGCGCTTGACCGGCTGGAAGACGCGGAAGCCCTGGCCCCGCTCGCGCAGCTTGATCTGGTTCGCTGTCTCGTATGGCTCGTTGACCATGACCACTTCGCCATCGCTGGTCTTCACTGGCTGATTGTGCTCGTCCAGCAGCGGAACCTTGCGCACGCATAGCTGGGCCAGGAAGAACTTGCCCGACTGGAAGTCAGGTACGAGGCGCTGCACGCGGTCATTCTTCGACTCGGTGCCGTCCTTCGTCCACGACAGCTCGATAATCTCGAAGGCGTCCTTGTCCTTCTGCATCTGCTCTTCAAAGTATTCCATGTCCGACTGCATGCCGTATTTCTCGTATCCCACCTTGACCATCTGCACGCCGGGCCTGGACATCCATACGCGGCGCAGACCACGCATGGCCTCCCAGCGCTCGCGCAGATTCATCTTGTGACGGAATCCGTCAAGCAGGTACTTGTTGCCGCCGCTGTCGATGCCGATGACAGCCATGGCCGTGTTGTCGCTGCCCTTCTTCTTCGAGCTGGCAGGGTCGCACATGATGTACACGTTGAGCGTGGACGGGCGGATGTCGATGAACTGGAGCCATTCCTTCTTGAACATGGCCTCGTTGCCCGCTGCCGGGTTCTGGAGCATCTGGCAGGCAATCGTGGCCGGGCCTTGCGTCAGCTTCTTCGCGGCCCATGCGGCAGGCGTCAGCATCACGGGGATGCCATCGGCAAGGCCATTGCTCGTGGCGGCGTAGACGCGGGGCTTCAGGGCGCCGCGCTCCATGATGTCGTTGTAGGTATCTGCGAAGCTGTACCGCGTGCCGACGTGCCAAGCGCGGGCCACATCCACGCCGGGCGAGCGTGCGCCCAGGTTGTCAGACAGCTCCCATGCAGCGGTCGCCTTCGCCACCTGTTCGGGCGTGCTGACGGATTCAGGGGTCACTACGTCATCGTAGACGCGCAGCGTCCAGTGGCCGCCTGTTGGCTGGCCGTCGATCAGGCCGTGGGCCTCAAGCGTGGCTTCCTTCGGGTTCGACTTGCGGCGCACCACAAGCCCCTTTTCCTCTGACCACTTGGGCGCTTCCTTGCGCGGGTCGCTCCACAGGATGTCAGGGTAGGTCTTGACCAGCTCTTCGTTTGTCTCAAACTCCTGCTTGATCTGGAGCATGAACTTACGGGCAATGGGCTTGGTATGGCTGAAGATGACGACCGTGATTTCCGGGTCGCGCAAGATTTCCTGGATGATCCCAGCGAAGGTAATGATGGTGCTCTTGTAGTGCTCGCGTGCCCACAGGTCGAGGTAGCCATCGGTATCGAGTTCGACCTCGCGGCAGCGGGCATACAGCCAGGGATGCAGCGCGTCCAGGCGATGAAGCAGGACGACCAGCAGATAGAAGCGGTCTACAAGGCCCAAGTCCTTACGCACGCCTGGGCCATACCGATTCTCATACTCTTCCCACAGGTCGAGGATGTCTTCGTATGGCGCGGCGTGAAGGGCAAAGATTTCTTCATCGGATAGCAGCATGCCTACAATTCTACAACCACACTATCACGCCGAAGAAGTTCATTGCCAGCAAGCTGTTCGATGACCAGCACGCCGTCGAGCCATACCTGCTTGCATTGCCCGTGGATGTTGTTGATGTCCTCCAGGCATTCATCCGACATCAGCAGCGCCATCATGACCCGTGGATGCACAGCGATCAGCGTGGGGATGGCGTCTGTCTCCAGGTAGCATTCCTGGATGGCCCAGCGCAGGTATGCCACTGGGTTCGATGTCGTGATGGCGTCGATGATCTTGCAAACAGGGCAGTCCATCATGGCTCCATGTAGTCGATACCATTGCCGCAGTAAATGTCGAACTGGCAGGCGATGCCAACGGCAGCACGCGCATCCATGCCCAGGCTCATGGCCGTGCGAGCGAAGTCGGCGCCGCTGCCGCATGCCACGCGAGCGTCTTCGATGCGCTTGAACACAGGGGATGTGTGGCCTTCGAGTGAGTATGCCTTGCCGGATTTCGTAATAAGCAGCACGCCCGCACTATGGTCTGCGTCATCGACCTTGGGGAACTTGCTACGAGTAGCGCCCTGGCGCAGCCACAGGACGATAGCCATCCCATGCGACGCGCCGCCGTGGATGCCGACGATCCCTTGCGGGACGCGGTGTATCTTCGTCACGGTGATGGGCGAGCTGCCGTAGGTCATGCGCTTGTCTGCGGCCAGCGTCTTGCCGTCCCATGCGATGACAGTCATTGTGTGCGCTCCCGTAAGCGAACCTTTACCGGCTGCGTTACGCCAGCATAATTTTCATACACTGCGACAACTACAGCTATGTAGACCGTCCTACCAATGAAGCGGCCTTCCCGCTTGTTGCGGGATACGAGGATGCGTGCGTTGCTCATACGAAGTGCTCCAGCTTGGTGGCGTAGGCCAGCATGAGTGGATGCCGTGGCTGCCCGCCGCTCGTCACGCCCAGGCACTTGGCGCGGATGCCCTTGCGTGCCAGCAGCAGGCGCACGTCGGCGCTGTCTTCGTTGCTCGCATTCGCGCCCCATGCGCAGACCACGATGCAGTCTTTGCTCGACGCCAGGGCGAAGGCGACATTGTGCAGGTTATCCGGCCCCACAGGGTCGTCGGCCAGCCACAGGTCTTTCGGCTTGGTGGCGCGGAAGCCGAACAGGTTGACCACTTCGATGGCCGTGCAGTTCGCCCGCTCGGCAAAGCCGATGCACTTGCGGATGGTGGCATCGTCCACGCTGGCGTCTGCCGTGGACGGGTTCAACATGATGAAGACCATGCTCTTGCCGCCGCCCCAGCGCCGCGAGAGGTAGTAACGATAAAGGCCGTCATCCGATATTACTGCGCTACGTTCCATCCCTGCCCCCTTGCTTTACCCGGCGCATCAGCTCCAGGCGGTTGATCTTGCCTTGTCCCATGCCGCAGCGCTCGCACATTGGCTCGCAGCCTGGGGCCGCAATCAGGTGCGCATGCTTGCACTCCGACTGCATGATTTCCAGGCGACGGGCGACCAGCAGAAGATCGGCATTGGTCAGCTTGGTGTTGGTCGCTGCGGCTGTCCTGATGCGGCCTATGAGGTCGCCCGTCACTTGGGTGATAGTCATTATGCGCCCACTCCAGCGCCAGCAGAAGCGCTGGTGCCTGTGATGGTCAGCAGGCGGAAGCGCACATAGTCCCAGTCCTCGGGGAGCTGCATGGCGTCGCTTGCGCTGTTCGTGCCGCTCAGGGACAGCAGCGGGAAGCGCTCGACCCAGTTGATCCCGTCCTGGCTTATGTCCATGGCGAACGTGGCAGTGACAGCGCCCGTGCCTGCGACGCTGTACTGGATGCCCTTGCCGCCCCTGTTGAATGGGATGCCGCGCCCTGTTGCTGCTGCGGTAGCGCCCTGTAACGAATACTGCATGATGGCCTCAGTTCTTGTAGAGCAATGCTTCCCACGAGGCGGACACGGCTGAATTTGCTGTGTCTGCCGTCAGGCAGCGCATGATGAAGTCGGTCTTCTCCTGCACTGGGATGCGTGTGGTGATTGGCAGCAGCGTCGGCGTGGCATCGCTTGCCTGTACCACACGTGTGGTGCGGACGAAGCCAGCAGCGTTGCGGAACACGAAGGCCACATCGACCTTGCGGGCCGGGCCTGCCGCCGCCACGTTGATCGAGACTTCGACCGCGTATGGCAGCAGCGTATAGCCAGCAGGGACAGTGTAGATCGCTGCCGTGCTCATGCCGCGCCCGATGTCCATGATGGCCCTGGTCGTGCCTGCGCCTGTGTCGCGCAGCGTGATGGTGCCAAGGTTGCTTGTGCCATTGGCCGTGTTGCTGACGCCATCGCCGGTCATGCTGTTGACGCGCAGGTATTGCAGAGTCGTCTGCACTGCCGTCGTGCCATTCATCGACACGGTTTCGCTGATCTGATCGTAGTTCGCATCCAGGCCGCGTATCAGCACAGTGCGGCAGCCCGTGCCCGCTGCCGTGTCGTTCGCGCTACTGGACAGTATTTCCAGGATGCCAGCGCTGGTCTTGAACGGGTACAGGCCGCCGCCCGGCCAGATGTCTTCGGGCGTGGTGCTCGTGTCCACGTCCACGTTGTAGCCAAGGGCTGATACCCTGCTGACGCCGGGCACTTTGCCAAGCGCCACCAAGTCCATGAAGTTCTCGGATGCGTATTTCATGGCTAGTTGCGACCGCAGTATGGATCGAAGTCAGCGTTGACGACGCGGCCATCGACGACCAGCGTTTCAACTGGCTCTGGCTCGAATTCCATTGTGTGTAGGAGCCGCTGGTATTCGCTGGCTTGGCTGCGCATTTCTGCGGCAAGAGCCACTTGCCTTTGATGGCGCAACAGGAACGTCGCGGCGTCCATGTCGGCACGCTCTGCACCTTCGGTAAGCATGTCGCGGCGCTCGGTAAATTCGCGTTTGATGGCAATGGAAAGCATGGTGGGTTCCTTAGTTGCGTGTCGTTGGGCCAGGATTCGCGCCGAACTTGATGTTGGCTTGCTCGACCTGGATAGCCAGGGCGTTGTATTGGCGTGCGACGCTTGAATGGTAGTTTGCGTTGTCACGGTGGCGCTTGGCCTCAACCTCAAGGGCGAAAGCCTTGTCATTCAGCTCCCGTTCCCACTTGCGGCTTGTCTCGGCGCTTTTGACAAGCAGGTTATAGACTTCAGTGGCGTACATATTGATCCTTAGATTTTGGTGACTGGCGAAGCGCCGGTCATTGTGTTGGAGTTATTAACCATAGCGGCCAGCTCTTCATACTGGCGTGCCAGCGTCTCCTGGTGCGTACATTGTTGCAGGAGACGTGTTGCCTCGCCGTATGTCGTGTTGTACTTGCCCTTCAGTTCGAGCGCCTTGACGCGGGCTATGGCAGCGTTGCGTTTCAGCTCGTTGAAGACCTCAATTTCGTACATGATTGCCTCTTTATGTTGCGATGCCGCACCCTATGAAGAGTGCGGCAAAACGCGGGTTTTGACTTCAGGTCGTGATGCAGTGCATCAGATGCACTTGCTGGCGGCCTTGGCTTCCTTGATGGCTTCGAGCTGGGCCTTGTACTTGGCGGCCTGTTCCTGAGCCTTGGCGAGCTGGTGGCTGATGTGCATGGCGGCCTTCTCGGTCAGCAGTACACACGCATCCTTGTCGGCGCAGGTAGCCGCGTCCTTGGCGTCGATGCCGATGATGCCATAGCCGCCAGTGTCAACGGCCACGGCTGCTTCGGGTACAACCTGCTGGGCCTTGGCATGACCCGAGAACAGGAAGAAGACGCCGACGATGAAGAAGGCCACTGCTGCATACAGCGACCAGTTTTTGCGGATGTGAGACAGCATGGTGATACTCCTTGGTTTTACTACGGTTGCACTACGGATTCATAGAGTCGAGGTCAACATCGGCCCCGCATTTAACGCACTTGCCCGTCTTGTCGCCAAGGGCGGCCAGCACGCGGAAGTGGTCGCATGGGTTCTCTTCGCTCCACTCGTCGTACAGATTTGTACAGTCGTGCTGGATGTACACCAGCAGGGGGATGATGATGCCCACGACTATGGCCATCATGTACAGCCCCACGCCCACGTCCATTACTGTTCCCATCAGCAGCTCCCAGCATTCTTGCTCTTCACTTCGATCTGAGCCATAAGCGCTCGCAGTGCTGCCGTGGGCGTAGGGCCATAAGACTTCTTGCCATCCAGTTCTGCCTTCCAGCGCGCAGCACCTGTAGGGAAGCATACGACGACGCGAGGCAGGGGCGCAATAGACCGCTTCTGCGTCCGTTGTATTCCGTATGAAGCTGGCCGCGAGCGCAGGCTCAGGCCCATGTATTTCGCCAGGGAGTCGTATGCGTCAGCAGGGGTAAGGTTGCGGGCGTGCTTGCTATGGTAGTCAGCCTGCCATTCCGTCATGCCGCTGAAGGTCGTGACAGGGCGCAGACGCGGCCAGAACTTGTGCTCGTCCCTCAAGCGCTTCGCCGCTTCGATGCTGCGCAGCACCTGACTGACTGGCGAATCCGTGATGGTGCGCTTGGGTGCCACGCCGTTCGGATGGAACTGGTCGATGTGGTTTGGCAGGTAAATGTCGGCAGCCCGTGTATGCCCAAGCGCTGCCTTCACCTGGGCGTCGATAGCCGGGCTTTTGATGCGTGCGTCGCGCTGGGCGATGTCGCGCAGGGATTTGTCACGGGTTTCGATGTATCGGTCGTAGTCGCTCATTTCGTGCCTTTCTGTGCCTTCAGTTTCTCGCGCAGCTTTGCGAAGTCGGTTGTGGTGCCCACGATCTGCTCAATCGGCCCACCTTCCGGCCCCGTCACCTCTGTGATGGTGCGCTGGCGCCACTTGGCGTGCTGCCGGTTTTCAAGCCACTTGATCGCCGCCTGGGTATCCGGTGGGTAGTGCTTGATGATTGGCGTTTCGATAATATCGCCCTTGTACATTTTTATATCCACGTCGGGATGTGAGTAGCCAAGCGCCCGCTGGAAGAGGCTCGCGGCGACGGCTCCATCAGCTTCCTCCCTGCCTTCCCGTAGGGCGTTTAGTATTTCTTCGTGCTCGTTTTTCCAATTGTTAAATGTCCCTCCGCTGATACCGAGACTATTGGCGATCAGGTTCTCGGAGAATCCCACCAATGCGAGGTTACGCACGAGGCGGGGATGCTTCTCGGGATCGTACAGGGTGGGGCGTCCTGGGCCTACTTGAACGCCTGCATCCTTCATGGTCTTCCTTGGGACTTTGCCTGTTGCTTTAGGCTTGGCTACCCCCTTGGTGGGAGCCTTAGCCTTGCTCTTTGCTTTTGGCTTCGCCTTGGGCTGCGATGATGCTTTGCTTCCACTCGGCGTGTCCTTGGTCGTCGGGGTCGTCTTGCCCTGCTTCGAGTACCGCTTCCCCGAACGCACGATAGGGACTTCGGCCCCCAGGATGTCGTCGTCGTTGCTCATGGTGCGCCCCTTAAATTTGCTTTAGTTGCTTCATTCGGTCATGGTACTGAATTGATGACAGATGGTTGCATACGCGGCAACAGTCAGCCTTATCCTGCCGTACCTGATTCTTGATGCTCTTGCCTGTGCGGATGACATAGCGCCCGCAAAGGCAGCGGCATACCCATTTCTGTGCCACTGCACCACGCTGCGCGCCTTCACCCCTTCCCCAATAGGATACTACGGTCAGGTTCCCGTGTTTCCTTCCGGTCAAGTCTTCTGGTGGAACTTCATGCCTGCCGCGTGCGCGGCTTACTGCGGGAGGTGGCGTATCCCATTCAAGCTGCGAGTCTGGACGCAATGTAGGGTCGTAATGGTCGCCGGGCTTCAGCACCTCCCTGGCATTGGCATCCACAGGCACTGCGCCCAAGTCGTAGATGGCTTTCATCGCTTCTGCCCCTTGAGCCACATAGCCAGGATGCCCACGAGCACGATGAACTGGAGCACGTCCAGCAGCGCCCACATCACGCGCCATCCTTAGTAGCGATAGTTATGATCTGGCTTGGAATAACTTGAGCTGAAGTTTTTTCGCCGTCTGCGCGGACTTGGTAATAGAGGTATGGCCGCTTATCCGCACTCCACCGTGTTTCTGCTTTGGTGATGATCCCGCTGTAAATGTGGCCGAAAGGATTACGGACTTCCACACGGTCGCCCTTATAAAATGATGGCGTGGCCACGGGCTTGGCTTCCTCGGCTGCGCGAATGAAATCATCCAGTACCTTCAACATAGGGCGGATGGCTTGGCCCTCGCACATGTAGCCGAAGTCGTTTATGCGGTCGAGCGCTTCACGCGCCGCCTTAATCTGCGAGCTGTCCATCATTCCCCGCCTTTCCCGTTAATTTCATCGCGTTCTGCCTTCGTGTAGCCGTTGATCGTGTCCCTGGAGCGCATGGCCTCGATCAGCACTTTCGCCACCTCTGGCGCAAGGTTTTGTGCAGAGAAACTGCGCATCGCCATCACGCGCTGAATGGTAGATTGCGGCGTGTCAAAAAATGATGGTGCCCCATCGGACAGTTTCAATGGCGTCATCACCTCGTCCATTTCAGGAGACAGCATGGAGGCTACATCGGCAATCACTTCACCGAACCTGCCTCCTTCGATGATGACGCGGATTCTCAGTGGCTCGCGCATCACACGCCCCCTTTCTTCACCAGCAGGCAGTGCTCGAACATGGCCTTGGCCTGATCCGCAGTGAGCAAGTTTGTGCCGATAGGCCATGATTTGTTCTTGTTGAACTCGTCGTCCTTACGCCCGTCGAACGAAATGCCGCAGTCGGGGCCGAAGTCCTTTGGCAGCTTCCAGCCAAGGAAGCGATTTACAGCGTCCTTCACGATGTCATGCTGCGCGGCTGGCTGCACCTTGGCCGCAATGTGCTCTTCCAGCGATACCTGATCGCGCTTCCAGTCCACTTCGTCATGCACATAGCCGAAGCGTGCGCACAGCGAGCGGTGGAAGTTCTTGAACGCCGCCTCGCCACTATTCACGCGCTTCCACAAAGCATCAGCTTCACGCTTGTATTGCATCAGGAGCTTGTGATTTTCATCACGCTCGTCCTCTGCCTTGTCGGCGCGGGTCTTCTGTTCCGTCCACTTGCGATTGAATTCAGCCTGATCGCTGGCGCTGCACTTCTTGACCATATCAGCCCAGGCGACGGCCTCGCTGCGCAGGATGTACTCGCCCTTGCGGTCGCGCATCACCCCTGGCCGCGTCGAGCACTCGCCGTAGCGCTGCAAGGCTTCGATGCTGCCTGGAGCTGGCAGTGAGCACGCGGGGCAATCCTTCACATGCTTCACGGGGCCGTGCATGTACGGCGTGCCGTCAGGGTAAGCGTTGGTTTCGCCGTCGCTGACCATGCCTGTGCCATTGCATTGCGGGCACACTGCCGACACTTCCATGAGTGGCGCAGGGCATGTCGAGCGCTCGCAATGCTCGGTCGAGCCGCAGCATTCAGGCGCGGCATCGAAAGCTGACTGCGCGAGCGCCTGCCGTCCACGGGCAAAGATGGTAGCGATTTCGCTCTGGTAATCGAACGATACCGCCCCGGAACTGGCAGCGCGCTCTAATGCTGGGCTGAGTAATTCGATCAGCGCAGCCCGAACAAGGCCGCCATTCTGCTGTGCGGCTTCCGGCACTTCCACGGCAGGCGCAGTGGCGACACGAGGATGCGGGTAGCTTGCATCGTGCGTGCCGTCAATGCTTCCGCAATACGGGCAGACTTTTTGCACTTCAGCAGCGCCAGCCACTGCGGTGATGAAGTCTTCCAGCACCTTGCGTGGCCCGAAGGCGTCTACTCCGCAGCTCATGCGTGCAAAGTCGTCCATGTCGCGCAGGGCTGTCCGCGCCCGCTCAATTTGCTTGATGTCCATCATTCTTCCTCGATTTCTTTGCGCCATGCCGCGTATTCAGCGGGCAGGCAGTGTTTGCAGGGGGATGCCCAGGTCGAAGGATCGTAGCCATCGGCATCCATGTCGCGCATCCGGCCATCGACGCACATCAGGTCAGGGTATGACGTGGTGCCGCTGTAGCCTTGCGTGCCGCATGTCCGCGCCATGTCGAAGTCGGTAAGCCGGTCTGCTGCGCGCCGGGCCTTCCTGCGCTGCCGGGCGTTCATGCTGCCCCCGTGCGGTCGTGTTCGATGGCTTGCGGCAGCGGCGAATGCTTAGGCTTTGCCGCCTGCTTTGCGCGGATGGCGTCAACCTTCGTCCAGATGCGCCCAAGCTCGACTTCGCCAGCGTGGTGCATGTCCATGCTATTCGCCAAGCACAGGGCCGCCAGCGTGACCATTACGCCGCCGACTTCCTGCACAGGCTCACCGACAGGGCGGCCATAGACGTAATCGACGAGCTGATGGGCTTCGCTCGCGGTCATGCCGCACGCCTGCACCAGTTCCGTGGATTCCTCGAAGAAACGATGGTTCCGCTCTTCCCTGTCAGCAGAAATTACCGGGCCGAAGCACTCCATCATCCACGGCTGCACGCGGTTCTGGAATTTAATTTCATCCATAGCCTTGGCGAGCCGTTCCGACGTGTTCTTACCTTCGGCATAGCCTTGCTTGGCGCCTTCTTCGTGGCCGCGTTCGCGCTCTGCCTTGGCCAGCTCCAGGGCGTCATCCAGGCTGATCCACTTCCCATCCTTGGTGCGGCCCATGCCGCCATCGGACAGGCCACACGGCATGTAGCGGGTGACGCCGCCAGCGATGATTTCAACCTCTTCCGGCGTATGGAACACAGGCTGCGCGCCCATGACCTCGCGGAAGGCGCCCATCACCATGCCTTGCAGCCGCTTGGTCAGGAAGCGCTTGACGTTGAGGTGGAATGCTTTTTCGAGTGCTTGGCTCATTTTGGAACCCCTACGGATTTAAGTGTGGAGAAATATGCGTCGATCTGAGCGATCAGCACATAGGTGGACGAGGTGGAACCTGGAAGGGGAAGTGCTGCCTTGCGCAGCTCATGCTTTGCGCGGGCCAGCAGGGCAACAGCGCGCTCCAGTTCTGGAAGCGCCGTGCCCAATTCGGGTATCTTGATGATGGTCATTGCGGTCTTTCTATGTGGTGGGGTAGAGGTAAAACAGGTATTACTTTTTCTTTTCTACTTGCTGCACGCCCTTGTATGCGTTGCGGATGATGCTGCTGAAGCCGACGCCAAGCGATTCGGATTTCATCAGCTTGTCGTAATGCGCCTGCGTCACGCCTGGGTAGTGGTACAGGCTGCCTTCAGGGGTCGTCTTGCTGCCCATGAAGCGCACAGCGAGCGTGCCGTTTTCATAGCCGATTGCTGCGATGTTGCTGGACTTCACGGGCTTCATTTGCATTTCATTTCTCCAGTGGATAAACGACTGCGCGGGCCTGTGGGTTCCCAGGTATCAGGCGGTCGTAACGCTTTCGTTATCCCGCGCTTCCATCGTCTTGTAATCGCTTTGGCACTGGCCGTTCCCCTCGCAGGATTGCGCCAGCTCGTCCGCTTTCCAAGTGGGGCAGCTCCAACTATCCCACCTCAACCCCCACAGCTTCAATGGGATGTATCGCTGGAGCCGCCTCACTTGCCGCCTCGTGAGAGGCAACAAGCGGGGAGTCTAATTCCTCCCTGCCATAAAGGCTCGTTTCCAGATTTTCGGAAGGGACTCCCGGCCCTTGCTTACTCGATTGTGTCCGCCT